TGTTTTGGTATTACAAATATACAGGATAATTTCTAATCTTGAAAGTTTTTATAGTTAATTTTCTGTTAAATAACCATGCCATTGTGGCATTAAGCATTAATTCTTATTTCCGCATAATCATGCCAGAATGTCATATTGAAACTATCTCAAATCAGTTATCATTTAACGGCTTTATAGTGCTGTTATGAATGCAATATTGGTGTGATATCAAATCAAAATTGTAATGGCATCATGCACACAGGTGATAATGACAAATTGGCATGTTGCATACTTGTAGGGTGACAGGATGACAGGATGAAATTTGTTGATGATTGTTAACAATTTTGCCTTGGTGCCAGATTTAAAGTGAATTTGAATGCCTGAATGCCATCATCATTTTTCGGACTAGGAAATTATGGTAAAATAACTGCTTATTGGCTAATTGCCATCATAGCAATTTTGAAGTAACATCAAACTTACAAGCTAATAACTATTATTATATTATTGCAGCAATTTCAAATATGGCATAATGGCATCATGGCAATTAGCTCAATGGCATAATGGCATCATGGCAATTAGCTCAATGGAATAATGGTAACAAGAATAGTAATAAATTATTACAAGTAAGGCATTTTGACATTAGGCCCCTTTGTGCCTGAGAGCCGGGGCCTTTATTATAAATAATATGATGATGAGCTCTTTGGCAATCAGACTTTTTTAAGTTTTTAGGCTTTTTATTAAGTTTTTTAGGTTTTTAAGTTTTTAGGCTTTTTATTAAGTTATTTGATTTAATATTTTCATAAGCAGGCCCATAGACTAAATGGCAAAATGGCATTTTTGCTTCCAAAAAAATTTTAACTATATTTCTAAGTGTGAAAAATGTTTAATCAATTTTGAGCGCTAGATTTTAATAGCTTTAAATTGACATTTATAAGTCATCGTTTTTAGGCTAATTTCTTTTCCAGAATAAAATAAAGCATATCCAGACTGACTTTTAAGGCTAATTATAATATTTAAAGTCAACGCGTGCGTACAAAGGCATCGCTTTACAAACCAATATACCGTTTATCGGTCTGGTAAAAAGCCACAATCTAAAATTATCCCATATTTGGCATTTATTTACTATCATAAAAAGTCAAGAAACAAGAATTTTTCTTGTAAACAATGATAAACAATCGTAAACAATGTATCGTTTATCGATAAGTGATTGATTTTCAATAGAATAAGCTATAATAAACAATATAAACAATAATTATTCTAATAAAAGGGGTTTAATTATATAAAAAGTATATATCGTATAAATAGGGGGTATATAACGAAAACGCGCAGGCACGCGTGCGCGTGTACGCACACACATGGGCACGCACCTTTTTAGCGATTTTATTGTTTACATTGTTTATCGACGTAAAATTGGACTGTAAACGACTGATTTTCAATCACTTACAAATAAACAATATTGATAAACAATGATTTTTTTCTGACAATTTAATATGTTTATTTTGTTTATACTGGAATTTTTCTTGTTCCACTTGTCAAAATTTATCAGTGTAAATTTTACAAAGTGACACTTTGTCATTGGACAAAAGTGGTAAAATGGAAAATATACAATTTCGTTTATTCCATTTTACTATTAGCCAGCCTAGAAACTATGTGTCGTTCTACCACTTTGCTGTCAAAACTTTTCTTGAACACTCACAACTGGCCCGGACTTCCTAGTTTGCACTTTTTATTGTTTATCTTGTTTATTCTATTATAACTGACTGAAAACTAGCAAGTTAGCGATAAACAATGCTTGTTTACTAGAAATATTTATTGTTCCTACAAAATTTTCTCTTTTTCTTACCACAGCCAATCATCATTATACTTTTTTAACTTAAAAGACTTTTTTAATTCGCAGCCTTTATTCATATTTGCATAACAAGCTAATAATGAGAATTTATATAAACATAACTTTTAGAACTGTATTATGCAAGAAGACAGAACAGAAAAGATACTTGAATTGCTACCAGAAGTTGATTCAAGGCACGCTAGAGTGGTCGGCAAGCTGAGGGAGCGAGCTATAGCTGAAAAGGTTGAAGATATTGACCAGAAGTATACAGCTGCCGAACTAGCAAGAGCGAAGCTTAGAGAAAAGCGAGCAATAGAAAATCTAGAGAGCAAGAAGGCAACAGAGAGAAAAATTGATGAATCTAAGCTAGCTGAGCGTAAGAAAAATCTTGACATTTTGGAATCAATTGAGACCGACCAAGCAGCGTCTGCAAAACTCTGTGTTCCTGAACACGCTCTTCCTCTGCTTGGAACTACTAAGCCAGAAGTTGCCAAGCTGCTGACTTCACTTAATATCAATCTCAATTTGGCACTTACTAAGCAGGATACAATGAACCTGCTTTCATCGCTTTTGACTTGTAATGAATCTCAGCTGAATGCTGTATATAACAATAAAAAAGTGCCAGTTGCCATTAAGACAGTCATAAAGAGGCTATTAGAAGACGCGAAACTTGGCAATATGGATACAGTTGAGAAGCTGTGGGATAGAGTGTTTGGAAAGTCTGGTATGGTTATAGATTCAACTGCATATACAAACCAGTCACAGATAGCACCTGGACTGCTACCAAATACGGTTGTATCAAGAGAGGCATACATGATAATAAGAGACACAATAATTGGAGACAGATGATAGCCTCTATGCGCCAAGCGCACTCTCGTACGTGCACATACACACGTACACATACATTAATATGAACTGATAGGCTTTAGCATCATATAACATGAACATAAGGAATTTTAGAAAAGAATCATTGGCTCAGATACAGGCAAAAGCATATAAAGATGTTAATGGCGAGGTTGACCCAAAGGAGTTGTTACGACTTGAGCTGCTAGCGTCTCTTGAGAAGTACACACGAGCTATGTTTAAAGCACAGTATCATCGTTCATTTGTTGTGAATCAGCACCATAAGATGATATTTAAAGCTTTGCAGGATGTAGTAGATGGAAAGATAACAAAGTTAAAGATTAACATGCCACCTAGATATTCGAAAACAGAAATTGCTGTTAAATCATTTATCAGTTGGTGCTTCGCCCTCAATCCTGTATGCAGGTTCCTACATTTATCATATTCTGACTTGCTTGTGAATGATAACTCAGCCACAGTGAGAAATATTATGATGGAGCCACTGTATAAAGAGTTGTTTCCAGATGCTGCACTAGAGAAGGAGAAAGGGTCGTCTACTAGATGGAGGACAGTGAAAGGAGGAGAGCTGTATGCTGTATCAACACAAGGACAGGTTACAGGTTTCGGAGCTGGGCATGTTGATGAAGAGGAGAACTTGACAGAAGAAGACTACCAAGGTTTGACATTTGATAGTACGCTGAACGAAGTGCTGCATCTTATAGATGCAAGGACTAACATATTCAATGGAGCAATACTTATTGACGACCCAGTCAAGCCAGAAGATGCAGAATCTGATGTGGTCAGAGAAAGGATAAATCAACGGTTTGAGAATACTATACGTAACCGTACAAACTCTCGTAATACACCAATCATAATCATAATGCAAAGGCTACATGAGCATGATTTGTGTGGATACCTTGATGAGATTGAGCCAGGTGAATGGACGACACTCTCGCTTCCAGCTATTCAGGTTGATGAAGAAGGTAACGAAAATGCTCTGTGGCCAATGAAGCACACACTTGAGGAGTTGCATAAGATGAGAGCAATTAACCCGCTTGTGTTTGACACACAGTATATGCAAGACCCTAAACCAAAAGAAGGCCTTATGTATCCTGAGTTTAAAACATATGTACCTGAACAACTACCAACTGGTAGAGATGCCTATAAACGATGGAATTATACAGATACTGCAGACACTGGTGCAGACCATTTATGTAGTATTTGCTTTATAGATACACCTGAATATGCTTATGTTACTGATGTATATTTTACTGATGCGCCTATGGAAGTCACAGAGCCAAAGACCGCCGAGATGCTAGCGCTTAATCTTACTGTAAAGGCTAAGATTGAGGCTAACAATGGTGGGCGTGGGTTTGCAAGGTCAGTAAAGAAGCATCTTAGAGTTGATATGAGAAGCTTCAGATGCTCCATAGAGCCATTTACACAGACTAACAATAAGTATGTACGTATATACACGCAGTCAGCCAATGTTATGAATGATATTTTGTTCCCAGTTGGTTGGGAGAAAAAGTGGCCAAAGTTCTATAACGCACTTACAAGTTATAGAAAGGATAATAAGAAAAGAAGCCAGCACGATGATGCTCCAGATGCTCTGACAGGTGTATATGAAATGCATGCTTCAAGAGATAGCAAAAGAGGCATTAAGCAGAGAAACTAACATATTATTAACAATTCAAATCTTATTTATTATGATTACATTTCTAGCAATTTTATCAGTAGCATTGATTTTATTATTTTTGCTATTTACATGTGTAGGTGAAAGCTTTATGGATACACCTAATTCTATCAACCAGTTGTATTATGAATTTAAAAACCCATTCTATCAAGCTCCTATGTTCTTATATGCATTTTTCACTTTGCCGCCATTACTTGAAAGCTTAGCAGAAAACAATTTTCAGTTTTTAGGATTTTTATGGGTAATATCAATGATTGTAACAGTAATGTTTCCAAAATATAGAAATAACGACAAGACAGTTAATCTAGTAGCAACAGCAACCGCGCTCATCTTAATATTCCTAATAACAGTTGCAGTATGTCCATGGTTACTGTTAATTTGGATTGTATGGCCAGTTTATGTAGTAGTTATGATGAAAAAGATGTTTGTAGGGTATAAGTCAATGGAACGGTTTATGCTTATTAAACCTCTGCTTATAGCACAAGTGATAACTATCATTATTACTAGTATACTGGTTTTCTTGTAAGCAATTGAAGTGCTAAATTTCTTTAAAACGGATAAAAATTAAGGCAATTGTCTTTCTTTTTATCCGTTTTAATTTTATATTTGCATTGAAGAAGTCTCATACTTCGATTTATCACGATATTGGTGAAGGGAAGCCAGGTCGCTAGTATTAACATTATAAAAATTATTTATTATGGGATTAAACTGTGGATGTCCTCCTGGAGCGCATATTGCTGACCTCAGTATCGCTGAATGCAAAGAAAGCATGGGACAAGTACAAAAAGTAATTATCCAACGTATTAACAAAACAGCAGGAGAGCTGAATAGCGTAGCTGTTGCTGATATAGCAAAAAAAGCTACTATGACTCCGTTCTTTTCAGCAGCAGACGGAACTAAGATGGTTATTAGCCCTTATGTTCAGAACCCTACTACAGAACCTGGAGCAGCTCGTACATTCGGTGGTGGCAACCAGACATTGGGTGGTGTTGAAATTGTAATTGGCCGTGAAGCTACAACATTTGAAGGTATCATCTATCAAGAAAGCCAAGCTACTATTGCTACATTGAAAGAATATGCATGCGAAAACATTGGTGTATATCTGATTGATGAGAATGGTAATATTGGCTGTTTGGCAGATGATATTAGTACGCCTACTAAGTATATGCCAATTCCTATTGGCAAGTTCTTCGTTGGTGATAAGAAATTAGGTGGTTTTGAAGAACCTGACAGCAATACAATTCAATGGTCATTCTTCCCTAACTGGAGTGATAATTTTGTAATTGTAAAAACAGCAGCATTCGATTACAATCCTTTAACTGATTTGGTTAATGCAAAATCAGCTGGAGGCTAAAAACATATAAGTTATGGTAAAGGTTAAGGCAACAATGGTAGAGCTTGAAGTCAAAAAAGACGGTATAAAACGTTCTTTTGAGATTAAGCATGCAGAGAGAATTCTCAGTATGGGCTCTACACTGAATGGTGGTTGGGAACTGCCTGACGATAGTAAATACTATTACGACGAAGACAATGGCATTAGACTTAAAACAGATAAAGCAAATACTGCTAAAGCCGAGTAAGAAGCAAGTTATTCAGAAAGCTGTAAAAATGCAGAAGCGTATTCGTTTCCATTCAGAGACGAACATTGCTATTTCTGATATAAACGCACCAACCCAGGACTTTTTGTCTTGGGTTAGTTCTTTGTTGCCAAAAGACAAATACAATATTTTCTTGCAGCTTTTTAAATTTCCATTGTCAACTCCTGCCGTAGTTGAGGACGTCTATAGAGAACTCGAAAGGGTTTTCTATAGTCGTAACTCATCTTCATCATTCCAGTTTACATCTTCTGAATTACTGGAAGATTGGGCTGATTTTAGAAAAAACAAACTGTTTGAGCCAGAGGTTTGGAAAACAAGAGGCTGGAAACAGATGCAAGTTTCACCAAATAGCATTTTGGTAATAGACTTGCCAAAAGAACAAACATCAGAGAGACCTGAGCCATATTTTTATTGGCTTGAAATTGATGATGTTATTGATTTTGAAAGCAAGAACTTTTCTGATTTAGATTGGTTAGCGTTTAGGCAGCCAGAAAAACAGGTAGCAGTATTCGATGATACTTACATAAGGGTGTATCAGCTAAATGACAATAATGAAATTGAATCACTTGTTACCGAGGCAGAACATGGTTTAGGCTACTGTCCTGCCAGATTTTTCTGGTCAAACTATCTAAATGAAAGGAACAAATATATAAAGAAGAACCCAATTACAAAAGAACTCTCGAATCTTGATTGGTTGTTGTTCTTCACAATTTCTAAGCAGCATTTAGATTTATACGCACCATATCCTATATATAGTGCATTTGAGGCTGATTGCAACTTTGAGAATAATGAAACAGGCGATTATTGTGATGGCGGCTTTTTGAGAAATTCAAAAGGCGAATTCAAATTGCTCAATGATGGCACAGTTGAAAAATGCCCATGCTGTGGTAATAAGCGAATAGCAGGGCCAGGTTCATTCATAGAAGTTCCAGTTCCAAACTCTGTTGAAGGCATTGGAGATATGAGGAACCCAGTGCAGATAACTACTATTGATAAAGATTCACTTGATTATAACGTTGATGAATGTGTTAGGTTGAAAAATGAGATTATAGTATCAGTAGTAGGCTCTGGTGGTACTGTAAGTGAAAAAGAAGCCATAAATGAAACGCAAGTTGCAGCTAACTTTGAATCAAAAACGTCAGTGTTAAATGCGCTCAAAACTAATTTTGAATTAGCACAGAAGTTTGTTGATGATACAATATGCAAACTAAGATATGGCGAAAATTTCATATCATCATCTGTAAGTTGGGGAACTGAATTCTACGTATTTACTGTAAAAGAACTGTATACTAAATATGAATTGGCCAAAAAGAATGGGGCCTCCAATTCAGAGTTAGACGCTATCACCCAGCAAATACTAGAAGTTGAATATAGGAACAATCCTCTTGTATTGCAAAGAATGCTAATTCTTAAGCAATTAGAGCCATATCCGCACAGCACTTTAGATGAAGTGTTAAAACTGTATGAAAAACAGTTATTAGATGAAAAACTGGTGAAACTTAAGATAAATTTTAGTACATTTATCGAAAGATTCGAACGAGAGAATATAAACATAATCGAGTTTGCATCTAATAGGCCATTTAAAGATAAGATAAACATTATAACCAAAAAATTATTAGATTATGTCAACGAACAAGAAACAATCAGTCCAAGACCTCGAAAAGGCGAAGAGCAAGTTGATTGAGCAAAAGGCTGGCCTTGAAGCTACAAAGAAAGATGGCAAATCATGGAATGATGCAAAACAAGCAGAGCTTGATAATTGTATTGCTATGATTGCAGATACTGATGATTTGATAGAAGAAGCAAAGGCGGTAGAAGCAGCTGAAGCAGCTAAATTTAAGCCTGAAGAAGGCACAGAAAATATGCTGCATCTTAAAGTTGTAAGAGGCAGACGTTTTAACCCAATGACTGGTAAAGAGCAATCTAAGCCTTACGTGCAAACATTCAATAAAGGTGAATGGGAGAATTTCAAAAAATTCCATGCATCAATAGGCTATACAATTCTTGAAGTATTGCATGACCCGTTTGGTGATGCTGCTCAATATGTAACAAAAACAGAAGAAAGCAAATAACAAAAAAACTCAAAGCTATGTTAACAATTGAAATGCTCAGACAAAGTACAGCTTTAGCTGGTCTTCAAGAAGCCCAGTTAAATGCCATTGCTGAAATGTCTAGAAATGATGAAAATACTGTTATAGGTACTAAGATAGGTGCATTGCATGGTCAATATGATACTGATATTTTCACTATCACTGGAATCAAAAAGAATGATGGAGAAAAAAGTTATGATTATGCAAAGCGTGTATTATCAGAATACAAACAGAAAGCTGGGTCTACATCTGATATTCAGGCAAAACTAGACAAAGCTAACAAAGAGGTTGAAGACCTCAAAAAGAAGATTGAGAACGGTGATGGCGATGCTGCATTAAAACAGCAGCTTAAAGATGCAAAAACTCAAGTTACGCAATTGCAAACTCAACTTCAGACTAAAGAAACTGAGTTTACAACTGAGAAAACAAAACTTGAAGATGCAATGAAGCAGATTCATGTTGATTATGCTTTTGAAGCTGCAGTCAATGGCTTGAAGTTCAAGGCTACAATTCCTGAAAGCGTACAAAAAGCTCTTATACAGACAGCAAAATCTGAAGTGCTTTCTAAAGGTACTCCTGATTTTATTGATGATGGAAAAGGTGGTAAGATGCTAGTCATGAGAGATGCAACTGGGAATATAATCAACAATCCTAAAGCAAACTTAAACCCGTATTCTTTAAAAGACCTGGTTCTTGAATCATCTATTAAAGATGCAATTGACTTAGGCAAGCGACAACAAGGCGGTGGAACTGGTGGCCAAGGTGGCCAAGGAGGCCAAGGCGGAAGCGGCTCAATTATAGATTTATCATCTGCAAAGACACAACTTGAAGCTGATAAGCTGATTGATAACTATATATTCTCACAAGGTATTACTAGAGATAACCCAGAGTTTGACAAGCAATTCCAGCAAATGAGAACAGAGGCGAATGTTGCAGAACTTCCAATTAGATAACTAAAAATCAAGCTAGTAGTTGTAAAAGGGTAATGCACCATACTAGCCATATATTAATAAACTAAAAACTTTTAAACTATGAGCTTAGTATTAACTCGCACACAGAACATGAGAGCGAATTCAAATTTTGATAAGTTTGAATTTCGTCCCAGTCGGTATGGAGCTCTGAATGCTTTTATGGTGCAATCAGAAGACCCTACTGGTATTTTGACAGATGAGATTAAAGAGAAGGCAAGAATGTCAATCGGCAGCGTTCTCGAAACTCCAGTTATTGACTATGACGCTGATATTACTATTGGTAATACGCGGTCATTGACAATTGCAGATAGCGAAAATACTTCAAGAATGGTTACAATTAATTTTGCTACCTATTCTTGGGGATTCACAATCGCGCCTGCAATGTATATGAACAATGAGATTAAGATTCAGAAAGACTTCGAAACAAAGATGATGAAATACATCTATGCTTTAGCGACGAAGTTAGACCAAGTTGCTCTTGCCCAGCTTGCAGCTGATAAAACCAAGGTAATTAAAAATGCTTTGTTATATGACAAAACTGGCAATGTAATTAATGCAAAGTGGTCAGAACGTGAAAACATTTTTGGTGACCTTGAAGTTATCATGGGAGCTAATGACTTCTATGGCCAATTACATATCGTAGGTGACCCAGGTGTAGAGAGCATCATGAAAAAGTTGCAGCAACACGGATTGTACAATGACGTAAATAAACAGAACGAGTTTGGTACGAAAATTGTACACCTGTCAAATAATATCGTGGCAGCTGCTGGTAGATACGCACAAGGCTATGCTATCAATTCAGGTTCACTTGGCTTGTTGCATCGCTTTGAGCGTGATTGCTTGCTTGGAACAGTTTCTGGTGATGGCCATGAATGGGGTATAGTTACATTGCCTATGCTTGGCCTGCAATGTGGAACTTATTTCTACGATTCAGTTGGAGATTACAATGCAATTGGTGGTGCGGCTACAGCCGACATGGTACGTACTCGTAAAGAGCACTACGGGTTCGCTGTAGATTTGGCATTTGTAACTGCATATAATAGTGATAAAGATACATTAGCTGGGCCTATTCTTGGCTTCAACGTATCAAGTGAAGATGCTGTATATGCTAAGCCAGTTGTAGTTATGAACTCAACTAAGAATCCGGTTAACCCTAAAGAGGCAACAGCTGGTGCTTAATCTTTGCAAATATACCGGTGTATAAATAAAGAGAATAATAACAGTTTTTCAAGTTGTTATTAGCTTTGGCAGTAGGCATCGGACTAAGTTCGGTAGCCTACTGTTTTTCGTTTAAAAATAATCTATTAAGCAATGGTAAGAATTAATGATATACAGTCAGCAATGCTCCACATAGTAGGATGGGAACAAAGCTATAATACTACAGAAATACAAATATCTGATAGCTTGACACGCAGTGAATCTGGCATATATTTTCAGCAAGTACATCCACTTCTTACATTGCAGAATTTATCAAGCATAGCACCAGATTTTAGCAATGTTATATATGATGAGTATGATGCTAAGCGCGTATATAAAGCTGGGGAAGTAGTATCTTACAATAAACTTTTGTACAAATCATTGCAGCAGACAGAAGGCAATTCTCCAGATGATGCAAATTTTTGGGAAGAAACAAACCCATTTTCAGAATGGCTAGAAGGAAAATCAAAAGCTAGCATAACAAAAGCTATAACTAGGTATGTCAATGATAAGATTGTAAAAGGGACGTATAAGCAATTATGCGAAAACAGGACATTGTTTGATTCTACTGGAAGACTAGTTGATACTATCAAAAATCAAGATAACATGGTTGGTTTTGAAATAGTTCCTGTTAGGTCAAAAGGCGTTACTACGAAAATAAACAAAATAGGGTTCCAATCAAATGGAACTGGAGAGTTTGACCTGTATGTATATAATTCTTCATTAGCCAATCCTTATAATGTCATACATGTAAATAAGAATAAACCAGGTTTTATGTGGATAATTACAGATGATTTGTATTTACCGTATGAGACTGACGAAATAGACGCAGGCGGTAGCTGGTATATATGCTATAAACAATCTGATTTAGATTTAACGAACCAATTAGCAATCAGGAAAGATAAAGATTGGTCTAAAGAACCTTGCGGAAATTGCTCAAGAAGAGAATTACAAGCATGGCAAGCTTGGTCTAAATTTTTAGAAATACATCCTTTTAGTGTCAATGAGGAAGTAATAGATGGTGAAACGCTTTGGGATGTTGAAAACAATATATACGATTATACAACTAACTTCGGCCTTAACTTAGATATATCAGTCAAATGTGATATAACTGACTTCATAGTTGCACAAAAAATGCTATTCCAAGATGTAATAGCAAAACAAGTTGCAATAGACTTCCTTAGGGAATTTGCATACAACCCGAATGTAAGAACTAACAGAAATTCAATCAATGCATCAAGAGTTGATATTCTATACGAAATAGACGGCGATTCTTCATCAATGAAAAAATCAGGCCTAAGCTATCAGCTCGATTTAGCATTCAAAGCAATTGGGCTGAGTACAGAAGGCATAGACAGAGTGTGTATGCCGTGCAAAAATAACGGTATAAGGTATATGCATATATAATGAGCGCTATAGATAACATATTAGAAAAAATAACTGAGTTTAGAGATAACCTTGATGAATACATACGCCTCGAAATCATAGAAGACGAAGCGATGATTCTTGATATGAACTCTCAATCGCAGTTGTTTGAAAAAGGAATAACTAGAGAGGGCATAAGAATAGATAGCTACGCGCCATATTCTCCTAGAACCATACAGGTTAAACTCGCAAAATCACAGCCTACTAACAGAGTAACATTAAGAGATACAGGAGATTTTCAAGGTTCATTCGTGCTAATTATAAATGAAGATAGATTTTTTATTGACGCGACTGACTGGAAAACAAGTAAACTAGGTGAAAAATATGGTGAACAGATATTTGGGTTGACAGACGAAAATATGGAAGAACTAGCTTGGGAATATTTATATCCTATGTTGCTTGATAAACTTAAAAGCTTATGAAAAATAGAAAAGAGCCAAGTGTCAATGTAATATACAAAGACAACCCAGTAATGCTTGACAAAGTGTTGCAAGACATACAGATTGAGCTGATTGATAATATCAAATGGCTAAATTACGCTTTTGGACGTGCATACAAACTTGTAGAGCATAGGCCGGATGGGAATAAGTTTATATATCCAGCTGTCTATAATGGGAAAGGCGAATACGTATCTGTTCTTCCAAATGATAATTTTGGTAATTTTTCCTGGTTTGACATTTACGACCCGCAGAACATTTCATATTTTACTCCTGGAATGCCACAGATTGAGTTCAATGGTGCATTAGTATTTTGGTATAATCTCAATTCTATATATGAAGATACTAATGTATTATATACAGAAGAAATAAAGAATGAAATTATAAGCCTTATAACTACACCCGGTTTTGTAAAACAAGGAGGCAGAATAACACTTGGAAAAGTATATGAACGATATGAAAATGTTTATAAGAACTATTCTATAGAAAAAATATATAACAATTATGCATATAAAGGCGAAGGTATCGCGTCAATCGATAAACAATTCTTCATGTATCCGTATGCTGCCTTAAGGCTTGAGTTTAGCATAGTTGCAAAAAACATTTGTAAAAATATATAATATGCCTACATTAACACAGATTATTATGGTTTCTCTCATTACTACATTTTCGATATTACTTATTGGAAAAATTGGTTTAAGAGATGCAATTATCGAGTATTCTCCAATACTTTTGATATCGAAGTTATTTGATTGTGATTTTTGTCTAAGTTTTTGGACATCTATGCTTTTTAGCATAATTTGTGTATGCTCAACTAATGATTTATCATTTATGTTTGTACCATTTTTCTCTGCTCCAATTGTAAGATTCTTATTATGAAAAAGATTATCTGTAATAAAAATATTATACAAGTTTATGACGGTATAGATGAGCTTCCTATAATAAATTTTCAGAAGTTTAATAAGTTTTTGCTTATCGATTCTGGCATAGGTTCTGATATAGATGATATTGACAGGCATGCTGTATATATTGCTAAGTTGATAAACACAGACAAGGCAAAAGCATTGCAGGAATTACAGAATATGCGGCAAAATATGTATATGATTAGTAGCGAAATATCTCCTAAATATATGGCTTTTGCATCATTGATATATAGCATAAACGGTAAAAGAGTAACTGATTATTCAGATGATAATCTAAAAAATATTATAAAAAGTATAAATACAGTTAAGCATTGTACTATACTATCATTTATTGCAAAATTTAAAAAAAAAGTAGAGACAGAACTTGATACGTATTTTCCTTCAGAATTTACGAGTGCGAAAGACAAAGAGGCTTATGATAATATTAAGCGACGCACACTGCTGGTACTTGATGGCATAATAACTGGAAACAATAATGCTAAATTAGTACAAGAGATAGATGATGCTATGCTTAATTTATATAAGCCTAAGTCTTTCATTGGCAGTAAGTCAGTAGAAGTAGAATATGATAAACAGTTTGAAACCGCTTGTTTAATATTGCTACAAAAAACTGGCGCAAATGCTAATAATTTAACAACACTGCAATTCTATAATTCTATGCAAGTTATTAAAAAGCAAGCAGAAACAGAATTAAAGTATACTAAAAAGAAGAGAAGTTGACTCGGATGATTAATTTTAATTAAAAGTTTCGTATTTTGTTTTATTATTAATATTATTTTATTACATTAGCGTCAGAGTAAATCTGGAGCGACCCAGGCTATCCTGGAGACAATTTTAAGTAATTACATATTGAGCAAAAGCAAAAAATGGCAGGTTCTAACCCAGTATATTATAAAGACCTGATTCACCCAGATGATTCGATTGAGCAGCTGATAAAGCAACTTACAGAGGTGAAAGGCATATATGATGATGTAACATCTTTAATTAAAAAGAATGCTACAGAAATTCAATCTGCTTTGAAGGGTATAAGCGGAGCCACTGCTGAGAATAGGGAAACTATAGGCAAATACGCTAATGATGCTGCTAAGCTAGAAAGACAATTTACAGAATTGAGCAATTCTTCTAAAATTCTAGAAGGCAATATACAAGGGCTGAACATAACTAAGCAAAAATCAGCAAATTTAACCAAGCAAGAAATACAGTTCATTGAATCAGCAAAAGGCTCATATAAGGAAATGGAGGCCGAATTAAAACTTGTGACTGATAAGCTTAAAAGCATGACACAAGAGCAAGCCTTATCATCAAATGAAGGAGCTAAGCTGATAAATAGAATAATTGAGCTGAAAGATAGAATGAGAGCATACGATGATGCTATCAAACTTAAAATTCAGTCTCAAATAAGGTATAATGCTGAAAACCAAGCAGCAAATGCTTCTGAGAGTGCTAGAAAAACTGTATTGGCTGAAATGGCTGCTCTTGAAGAAAAACTAGCATTCGCAAAATCAGAAGAAAATGTACAACTTAAATTATATACCCAACAAATAAGAGAAGCTAACCAAGAGGCCAAACTACAAGCTCAAATAGCTAATTCTGCAGAAGGCTCTTATAATAGGCTATCAGCACAGTATTCACTGAACAAAATAAAGCTTAACCAGATGAGCAAGGAAATGCGCTCGTCTACAGAAGAAGGCAAAGCTCTTGAAAAGCAGACAGCTGAGATTTACGCTGAAATGATTAGACTGCAGGAAGCTACTGGTAATTACAGGTTATCTGTAGGTAACTATGCACGTTCTTGGAATGGACTTGGAGTTGCTGTATCACAGGCTGTACGAGAATTACCGGCTGCTGCGGTATCATTGAATACATTCTTTTTAGGTATATCTAATAATATACCTATACTTATGGATGAAATAAATAGGTTAATAGCACAGAATAAAATACTGCAGCAACAAGGAATGCAAACTGTAAGCGTTTCTAAAGCCATCGTAAAATCGCTATTTAGCTTCAATACAATTCTTGTAATTCTTCTTACAGTATTTTCAATGTATGGAAAGCAAATTACAGAATTCATTGGAAGAATGTTTGCAGGTACTAAAGTGACTAATGACTATAAAACTGAGCTTCAAAAACTCATTGCAGTTAAGAAAAATTTGCTTGATGCTGATATAAAAGGGCAGAAAAATGCTACAAGAGAAATAGTTCATTTGAAATTATTGAAAAAACAAGCAGAAAATACAAACCTAAGTTATAAAGAAAGAATCGCTGCTGTAAATGAATTACAAAAAACATATCCTTCATATTTTGGCAATGTAAGTAAAGAGGCAATTTTAAATGGACAAGCAAAAGATTCATATGGGCTGCTTGCTAAGTCTATATTAAATGCTGCACGAGCTAAAGCGTATGAAGATAAGATTGTAGAAAACACAAATAAGATAATAGACCTTAGAACTAAAAAAGTAGGTCAACTTACAAATGCTGAACTCGCAAGAAGAAAAGCAGAAAAGTTAAAGCAAGAAGGAACAACAGGTAGAACAGCATTTGATGTATTGGCTGCTGGTTCTGCAACTGCTGGTGGAGCAAATTATGCTACTCAGCAATCTGTTGCTATACAAACATTAACTGACAATGTAAAATTATATGGTGATCAGGCACAAGCTACTGAAGACCAAATACAAGCTTTGGTTAGAGCTAATACACGGCTGGCTATTTCTGCTAGTAAACTTAATATTGCTGGGCCTGATACTAAAGGTATTAAAGGAAGAGAACCAAGGCCTAGAGACACAGAAGATACACTTGATAGTCTGTCTAGGCAAATACATAAATCTTATGCTAAAAGCATAACTGACTTAGAAAGAGAAGAATTAGAAAACCAACGTCGCGATAAGATTGATGCGTATAATGCAGAAGTAGCTGATTTGTATGCCAAGTATAACAAAATACAGCGTATAATTGATGGCCAAGATTCTAGATACAAAACCCTCACAAAAGAACAAATGCAACAGGCTATAGCAGCCCAAGAAGAAGTTGTAAAAGCTACAGAAAATATGCAGTCTGAGCTTACTGAGTTTTTAGAAAGGCAGTGGTACGCAAGACAGGAGAAGCAATTGTCTATTGAAGGTAAAACTACTGAGCTACTACTTAAGTCTGCTAAAAAAGATACACAAGAAGAATTAACGCTTAGGCTAAAGCTGCTGGAGATAGAAAAGAAAATAGCATTAGCGAAGAATAAGCAACTTCCAAAGTCAGAACAGCAGAATGAAGCAGATATAATCGCTGGCTACAATAAAGATATTGATTTGACGATGGGAGAATACAATCTCTATGATTTTGACAAACAGCAAGAGGTTGAAGCCGCAAAATATGAAATAACAAAAAGAAGCGAAAACAGGCTAACGTCATTCAGACTTAAGCAAGAACAAGACAGATGGAAGAAATTGTTAAGCCTGTCCAAATCTGGTATGATAGAAATGTCGGATGCAGAGATAGAAATTGCAGAGAATACTATAGCAAGGCTTGACAGGGAGATAAGTGAAGCAGATGATGTAATAAGCAGAATAGGAGAAAGAGGAGCATTTGGTGGAATATTAGAAGCAATGGGGCTTGACGATGATCAGATTGAAGCACTTGAAGAAGCGGTGAGTGTAGTAATAGATAACATAAAAAGTATTGCTGACGCTGAGGTTGAAGCTGCTGAAAAGGCTTTAGACGCACAGAGAGAACGTGTAGACATGGCCAAAAAAGTGTATGAAACTGAACTGGAGGCTAGAGCCAATGGATATGCCAATAATACTGCCATCGCTAGAAAAGAGCTTGAAGAAGAGAAGAAAAGAGAAAGGCAGAAAGAACAAATGCTTATAGAAGCGCAGAGAAGACAAGAAGCTATAAACTCACTTACTCAAGCGTCTTCACTCATAACAGCAAGCGCAAATATATGGTCATCGCTTTCAGTTATACCTATAATAGGGCCAGCTTTGGCATTAGCGGCTATAGGTACTATGTGGACTTCATTTGCTGCAGCGAAGATAAGAGCTAGGCAGGTAACTCAGCAAGAAGAAGAGTATGGAGAAGGTGGTATAGAGTTCTTAGAAGGCGGATCGCACGCATCTGGAAATGATATTGATTTAGGCGTTAAGAATAAGAAGAATAAGAGAATGAAGGCTGAAGGCGGTGAAGCGCTAATTGTGATAAACAAGAGGAAAACAAGCAAGTATAAAAAAATGCTGCCTAGCATCGTAGATAGCCTAAACAAAGGGAACTTTGAAGATAGATTTGTAAATGCTTTTTCAAGTGCAGATGATATAAGCATTTCAAGTAATCAGCGTGCTGTCGATTTGTCATACATAGAAGACCAAGTTGAGCAAATCAAAAAACAAGGAGAAAGAAAACTTGTAGTTAAGCCAGACGGCTCAATAGTAGAAATTGATGGTAAAACAATAAGATTAATTAAGTAATATGCAACCAGCAAAATATAGGTATTATATAGATGATGTTGAAGTATTTCCTCATACTAAAGATTTGGTAAAAGAATTTAGAAGAGAGAATGACGAGCAGTATTTTTCTGTGTCCATAACAGGAGATATAGTGCTATGGAATGCTGACGCAAAAAAGATATTCACAGCAAATCTTGATAAAGAATTTAAGTTTGTCATCACAAAGGACGGAGTTACATATCATACAGCTAGATTTACAAAGTCTGATTGTGATATGGACTTTTCAATATGTAGTTGCAAAATTAAGCTTACTACAGACGATGTATATTCAATACTAGAAGCAAAAGCCGAAAATGAATATGATTTGATGAAGCTTAATATCAATAAGCAAAATCTTAGAATGCTTAAGCATCCTGCAATACAAGTGTATGTGCCAGGAGAAAACTCTATTGGATGTATAAAGCCATTGACTACATATTGGGAAACTGAAGTGGTTGAAGCAACTGAGAATACTGATTTGCTTAAAAACAAATATCATTTTGCGGAAGCTTCAAATTTTAAAAACATAGTAGTCAATCCAGGAGGCGGTTCTCCAAGCGTTATTGCAACTACATACTTAGGCACACTAGAAAAGACTTCATTTGTAGAAGAGCTAGGAGATGGTGCTATACAGGAAACCCAAAGACAGTTTGGAACATTCAGGCCGATTAACAACACATCGTATGTTATTTACGTGCAATTTGACAAAGTGATTAACCAGCCTAGCACTGGAAGCCCAACGACATACAGAACATCACTGTATCAAATAAAGCATGAAGCAAGGAATGAAGTATACTTCCAGTATAGAGATGGCAATGTACAGGATGAATCAAGATGGCTAAATGATACATTTACTGTATCAGCAGTAAGTGGAGAAGCTAGTGGAAGCTTTGGTTGTGTGTATTCAACAAAGCCAATATTTGCTAGATTTATAACCGACTCTGATACATACAATGTTTCAAGTTCCACGTTCGATATTCCTGTAGATGATATAGCAGAAAATAATTTCAACTATAGAAAATGTGCTCCTTTTGAAGTATCATCAAGAGCTGAGAATATTTTTACTATATCATCACAGGAACAGGCAGAGGCTACTAGATGGGGCATAAATGATAACGGCAAATATTTTTTGCCACCTAAAAAGGGTGTATTATATGTGCCAATAGCAAAGAATATATGGACTAATATCTCATACTGGTTTGATACGAGTAAGTTCTCGTATGTAAAGAACAAGTATAATTCGATGGTATCAAATGTGATAGTAAAAGATACATACGAAATAGCATCATGTATAAATGCCTTACTAAAGGAGATGAAAGTCAATTTGACTTTTGCTGCTACTACAGAATACAGTGAATTTTTATTCTCAGAAACAAACCCAGTATCTGGCTATTACGTACGGCTGTATTTAACGCAGATAACGAACATACTAAAAAGCAATTACGACCAGCCAGCCCAAAAGATGCCAACATCGTTCAAATCAATTATGGATATGCTGGCGCAAACTATGAAGTGTTACTGGTTTGTAGAAAATGGCAAACTTAGAATTGAAAATATAGCATACTTCTTGAACGGTGGAAGCTATTCACAGCAAAATGAAATATCAGTTGATTTGACTAAGTCTATTGACTTAAGAACAAAACTACAACTTGACTATGCGCAGTCACAGTTTTCGTATGAAAAAGAGGGCTTAGCTTCTAGGTATGAATTTGAATTTTCAAATGGAAGACAAAGTGAAGGCTTCGAAGGGAGGCCAATAAATGTAAACAACAAATACTGCAAAGACAGCAAAAAGGAAAGTATTTCAGTTGGAAATTTCGCAGCTGACGTAGATATGATGATGCTAGACCCAGGTGAATTTTCAAACGATGGCATAGCAGTTTTAGCAGCTACTAAGGATACTATGAATAATTTATCAGTATCAAAATCTACTGTAAAGTTATCTGATAGCGACCAAGAAGTAGCCGAGTTTGAAGAAACTGTAAACAACGCATACTTCTCATGGCCATATTTAGAAGAATACTATATGTATGACATATCAGGAAATGACATCGAAATTGAAGATTTTGTGAACATAAATGGCAAGTTCTTAAACCCAAAAGGAATACTGAGAATATTAAAGCAAGAAGTTAAGTTTCCAGTTGATGAAGACTTAGACCCGTATAAGTTAATAAAAACAGAAATAGGAAACGGGGTTGCTACATCGATAAAGATAAATCTTGATAAAAGACAAGCAACAGCAACGCTAATATATAAACCATTTTAATACATGATACTATGGCAATAGCAATTAAATTAAATGGAGCTAATAACTACAATGTACTTCCTTTCTACAGCAGCAAGGAATACTGGCACTCTAAACGCTGGTATACGTATGGGCAGATATGCCCAGTCGCTGCCAGAAAAGACTACTTAGTTCCTTTCCAGTTATATTTTACAAGAGATGTAGTTTCTACTTCTGGTAATATCACGCTTGATATTAAAAGAGTAAATGACGATTTTACAGTTAAATCATTTACTCTTAATCATTCATTTATACATACGCCGGAGTATGTTATAATAAAATTTCCTGAGCAGCAAATAACAGCATTGCCACTTGGCTTATACTACTACAAGGTAACCTACCAAGAAACTAATGATTCTGGTATCGCTCAAGGAGAAGCTCTAGAAGCTTATTCAGATATTATTAGCATAATGGACGATGAGAGTGATTTCGTTAGACTGGAATACTGGAATGCATCAGATATTATTACAAATGGCTATACAATAAGCTTTGCAGATAATTTTAAATTTGTAAGTTATATTCACTCTACTATAGCTAAGCCTGATTACGAGTTCGAAGAAGAACTGACAAAAAGGCTTGGCTACAAGTTCATTGAAACACAAGTATCGACCAAAGTTTATAAATTTAATTTCTTGGCTACTGAAGCAAATTGCGATGCAATGCGTATAGCTAGAATGTGTGATTACATAAAGTTCACAACATCACTTGACGTGTATAACGCACTCTACATGTCATTCGAAGTTGCTTGGCAAGATTATGGTGATGTAGCGAATCTCACAGTAGAATTTGAGACAGATACCATCATACAAAGACTTGAAAGCTTTAAAAGAAGTGACGTAGCAAATTTTTATAATGCGCTATTGTATAATATCAATGAGCCAATTTTGTTTGATTATGATACAATAGCGCAATACTATAGTGATTTTTCTGGGCAAGGCAAAATGATTAGAGAACTTGACCAGATAACTGTCGATGACATTACTTCAACATCCACAATGCCAATTGATTTAGGCCAAGGTGCTGCTAAGAAAATAGCCATTGAAGAAATATTCTCTAAGTACTCAGCATTCAATGAGTATTTTGGCTTTGATGAAGTAAATAATGCAGTATACGTAAAAGGTAATAGGAGCTTTTATACCATGCCACTTGGCGATATTATAGCAGGAGGATATGATGAAAGCCCAGGTTCTGTCGTAAAGGTAGAAAGGCTTACAGACATAGGTGATGTAAGACCTGATAGCTTAAATGCAAATGACTTATTGAAATATGATGGCACAAACTGGGTTACTATTCCGCTCGCTAGCATTTCTAGTAAAATTGACAAGTTAACTGACATTAATGATGTTACACCTATCAATTTAACTGCTGGCGACTTGCTGAAGTATGACGGCTCAAAATGGGTTAACATACCAATGGCTAGTATATCTGGTAAAGTAGAGGGTATAACAGTAAATAACAGTAACTACTATCCTGAGCCTGTTACTAAGCTTATTACATTGCCAGACTTAGCTATTCCTATCAAGAATATGGCTGACGCTAGCGCAGCCGAATTAACTGTTGGGTCTAAAATAGCATTTATGACTGCAGCAGGCCAAGATAGAAGGGCCACACTGGAAAGTATATTCAACCTGTATTCACAGCTACATGGCTTCTTTGAACTGGATACAGTAAACAATGCTATCAAAGTTAAAGAAGGAAGAACACTTTATACAGATGGTGAAATCGTTGCTGGTGGCTATGGAGAAGGAAGCGGAGGTACAGCAATCGAGCGTTTGACAGATATAGGAGATGTTGTAACTACTAATTTAGCTACTGGTGACTTATTGAAATATGATGGTACAAACTGGGTTAATATACCAATGACTAATATATCTGGCAAAGTAGAGGGTATAACAGTAAATAACAGTAACTACTATCCTGAGCCTGTTACTAAGCTTATTACATTGCCGAATTACCCCACCACATTGCCAGCAAGTGACGTGTATTCTTGGGCCAAGCAGCCGAACAAGCCGAGTTATTCGTTCAGTGAGTTGTCCTCTCATCCTACTACGCTGGGGGGATATGGGATTACGGATGCTTATACGAAAACGGATGCTGACGGAAAGTATGTTTTGAAGGCTGGCGACACAATGACGGGAAAATTGTTATTTAATGCAAATTCCAGCATTGACCTTGTATATATTCCAAGAACCAAGTCTGCTATCAGTTTTAATAACGCAGGTTCCAATAGAATTGGAATTAACTTCACAGACGGAGACGGTAACCTAAGAATAGCTAAAACTGATATTAATCAAGACTGGGTAAGTGGAGACGTAAATATTCTTTTAGGGTCTAATAATTATAAAGTTATTCATACAGGCAACAAACGAGACATGTTCTCAAGCATGAACGAAGCCTTTACCGCATGGGGAAACGAGCAGGTAATCAATGTCGAAGGAGATGCAAACACATACTATCCGGTGGTTATTACAATAGATGGCACAAAAACATGGAACAGTAGAATTAGCATATATAAAAACTTAGGAAGCAGAACACCTTCTTATCCGGGAAATCATAATGATGGCACTTCATCCATGTGGGCCATGTACGAAGGACGTTATCATGGTTGGGACGGAAACAGCGGATATATCGTTACAAAATATGTTAGACAGCCATATGCCAACCTAATATCAAAAGCTGAACATGCTGGTAAATCTGTCGGTGCGCTTGTTGTGTATCTAAGAGGTGGCGGATGCGAATATAGGGTATGCACTGATTATCGTAGAGGCGTAAATGTGTATTACGAAAGAACGGAAATTAGCGGTAGTAGTAATTATCCTGTCTATGTAGAGCCGACCACGTCCGTAGGCAATCAAGGGGTATTAAATATAGTATCTTACGATTACTTAGTTCAAAAGGCCGTTAGATTGGAGACCCCTCGCACAATATTCAGTAAGCCTTTTGACGGCACAAACAATGTAACAGGAGGGGCTAAATTTGTTCATATCTGCATTGAGACAGATAACAACGGAAATGATAGTGGAAGAGGTAGTGAGATAAATAATTATAACGCTGAATTAAACCTCCAATATAATACATCAAGAGATATAACAATGTGCTTTGGTGGTGGAAATGTCAGAATAGGAACTGGTCTTAGCGGTTACAAACTTAGTGTAAATGGAAATGTTGGAATAGACGGATCTATCACCTTTCAATATCTTTCAGGCGGCAACGAGCGCAATTTGCTATACCAGCAAATGGCAGATAATGATTTTTTCCGTATCAGGTGCGGTGGCCCGTCAAATCAAGGCTGGGTAGAGATTGCAACAGCGGATGACGGCACAGAACCTATCTATGTAAGGCAATACACAGGTGAATTTGCATCGGTTACAAGAACTTTAACTCTGCTGGATGGAAGTGGCAATACATATGTTCCTGGCAATTTCTATGCTACAGGCGAAGTCGCAGCTGGAAGTGCTTCTGATTTGAGGCTAAAAGAAATACAGAAAAGGCCTAGCTATGCTAACAGGCTATTGAAGATGGGCCTAGTTAGAGACTACTACTTCAATGATTTAGCAAAATCAAGAGATGTAAGAAAAGTTGATAATGACTTGCACACAGGTATGATATACCAAGACGTATTACCCGTGCTATCAAGCATGTGTGGTGTCGATGATGATGGATATGGTAAACTTAATTATATAAAACCAGATTTTATATGTACAATAGCTGGCGCCACACAGGATAATACCATTGAGCTGATTAAAGTAAATACCAGAATGTCAAAACTGGAAACAGCTATAAGGCATCTAAAACGTAAAATCAATAAGCTAGAAAGGAAATTAAGCTACGAACAAGCTTCAATTCAATGATTATGTTATTAAAAACTTAAAAGATATGGCAAATTCAAATGGAATAATCACAGCGCCTGTTAGGCTATTAGCTGACGTTTCATCAGTGCTTGGCGTCGCAGGTAATCTTGGCTACTTGTGTTCCAACGTGCATGGGAGAACTAATAAGTGGAGCCATGCAAAGCCGATTAGGAACTCATCAAAAAGTGCTATTTCATTTTCATCTGACTTGACGAGGGTTAATGGTCAAGTATGGGGCATGCTGCCACCGAAGCTTATAAATAATAAAATATACTTTAATCAAATGGCATACGCTATTATTATTAGCAATGGTGAATCGACGCAATATCCAAACTGGGTATACCAACCACCTAGAGGAGGTGAAAATGAGCCATACAGGCTATTGGACTTTAAAGGATATAATCACAGAGCTCAGCAGCCATTTAGTACAGGCATACAAAATGAGCAGACAGAGTATAATCTATTTGACATTGAAACACTTGTATTCTATTTTATGGCCATGCAGGGCTCTGATTTTTCGCTGCCAGATTTCATGGGTGCATTTACAGAATATTATTTTACTGTCGAGATATACGTTGAAAGCGGCACTCCATGGTATGCTATGACATCACCTACATATAAATACAAATCAGCACGAAGGATAAGCGAGATAACAGACTGGGCTGAGTACATAACATTAAATATTAATGAAATATGGGATACAGCATCTATTGTCAACAAGACTGTGTACGCAGTATTAGGAATGCAAAACTACAGTGGCTCCAACCCAGAATCAAATTCTGGCATAATCGCTCCATGGACTAAAGGGTCAAGCAATTATCCATTCTATAAACCTATAAAATTTGTAAATTACTTCAACAGGCAGTTTAGCTCATACCAATATGCATTTAATTTAATAAACACAACTTGGTATAATGTAAATGACTATGAGCGAGTTAGCCTAAGAGGCACTAATGTATTCATATTGAGGTGTAGAATGCAAAGAAAGGAAAAACCTTTATATATAGTACCGCAGTATCCATCTGGAGTACCGTCGAATACTAACCAAGTCAAAATAAGAGCTACGATATCAGGCTCATACACAAACCAGGTATACGCTACACCGTGCAACGATACATCAGGCTTCCCGACTGTACAGTATATACGCATAGAAAGTTCTTCTGAATGGGAACCACAAGATATATGCCTTAAGTTTGATGCTCTTATAAGAGTTGGGCAAACTAATACAATTGCTATAGAAGCGACAGCCGACGATGGAAAAACATGGGTAATGCTTGACGCAATTGGTGTGAACATAGTTTCTAATAACTAAATTGTATAGCCTGACTGGTTAAAATAAGTATATAGAATAAAACTATATATAAATATTTAGTAAAAATTTTTTTTTATTCAAATTTAGTATGTATATTTAAACTGTTAAAAATTTTAAGCAATGACAGCACAAGAAATAACAATAAATGTTGGGAATCTGCAATCAGTTACATACACTGATGCTATTGCAGATGATGGTATTTTGTTGCTAAAAGCAAATACATTGAGAAAAAGTGAAAATAAAGTTTTCCAGTTTACAGGCCAAGTATTTTTCAAAGAGACAAATAAGATAATTGGCACATTCAGTTATTATAACGAAGGCAATGCATCTTTCAATGCAACAGTTACAATTACTGATGTGAGCCAAGTTACTAAGTACGATGAAGCATTTAGCCTAATGGTTAATTCAGTTAGTAAATTTGAAACAATCCAAGTTATAGAATGAAAAAGATAGAAGCAAAACAGTTATCAGAAATTTTCTCTAACAAACAGTTTAGTTTTTCAAAGTTAGAGAATGCAACTGCAATCATAGTTATTAAATTACAAATCAGTGTAGACCCAATTGCAAAAGAGCTAGAAGAAGCTAGAAAAACTGCATTGGAATCACTAAAGACGGACGAGTTTGAAAAGCTTACTGAGAAAGCAACATCTGGTGAACTCAAGATGTATACCCCAGAAGCAGCTAGATATAACAAGTTGAGTTCAGAAATAGCTGAAAAGCTAGAAGAGATTTTGAAAGATAAGGCAGACGAGGAAGTTGAGATTAACACAAAAATTACAGAGAAGCAATTCTTTGAAATTCTTGAATCTAACAAAACAAGCCTCACTGGTGATAGCTTGAAGATTCTCTATACTCTCATAGTAGATGCAACTAAAAAAGATGAAGACCCTAAAAAATAAAAAAACATGAAGAAGCTATTTGCATATTTGATAGGAAGCCAAAACTCAAATAAGAGAGGTACCAGCAATACTAGGCAGATAGCTTCTTCAAGTGACAATAAAGCTTGTAAAGCGTGTAAACGCGCTCCAAGATAATCAACAAATTATTAATCTAAACTTAATTATGAATTATGGGAACTGAAATGACAATTTCCGACTATGCTGCCATTAAGGAGCTAGAAAATGAGCATCGTGATGGCTGGGGTTCAGCAACGGCTCTGTGGGTAATAGTAGCAGCTATTATCGTTTTTGCAATCGTCTACAATTGGACGAAGAACTGTAATGAAAAGGTTCAGTTTGCTGTTGGCATGTCCAGAATGGAAGGCCGCTTGAATTGTATTGAACCTAACGTTGACTTTATCGGTAAACAACTCTATGCAGCTAATGGAGCAATCTCTGCTACTGTGCAAGGCGTTGGCGATATGAAGTCGAATTTTGACAATCAGTTATTCCAGTTAAACCGTGAGGTTTTCTTTGAAGCAAATCATTGCTGCAGACGTGATGGACGTGGACGTAGTGGTGGTTGCTGTGGAGGTGGTAACCGAGAATTTGCTCAGACACAAAACTATACGCTTGCCAGCCAAGGCGTAACAGTTACTGAGCGTTGCGTTAATTAATGCTGTCCAACAAAGAGGAGAAAAAGCTTAATGTGAACTAGTCTGCACAATGGCTTTTCTCCTCTTAATTTTTATTAACTGATAAAAAATATATACAATGATAACCTCTGTATTTGATGCAAAAATGAAAGTTGCCAAGTTGGCATGTACAACTGGCATGATTGCTGGTTCATCATTCGATATAACAAGAATGAATGAATTGGTGGAATACTTGATAGACGGGGCCAATTTGCCAAATCTTGCAACTGGCCAGTCAGCAAATAAGCTTATTGTAAAAGAATACGCTATAGACTGCCTGTCAAATTTGTGTGAGGCCTCTGGTATATCAGTTACATCAAAAAATGCGTCAGTATTGACTGACTGGATATTAAATGGCATAATCAAATAATTTCTACCATGGGATTGTTCGATAAAAATAAACAACATTGCAATTTGAGTTTTTCAACTAGGCAAGAAGCATTTACGTATATGCTTGGCTATTTGATTAATGAAAAATGCCTTGAGCCAATGGAAGCAGCCAAACAGGCAAATGAGTTTGCTGAGATATTTGCTACAAATATGGGCATACCCCTTAAACTAGAGCCAGAGCCAAAAGGAGTTGACAAGTACATATCTATGGCTGAGAAAATTGGCAATTATATCGAGCAACATCCAAAAGTAGTTGAATACGGAATACCTGCATTGACATTTGTAGCTGGGCTATTTACTGGCAAGAAAGTTGAGCAGATAGAAGATAAGCATGATGGCCAAATGCCACCACCTCATGTAAATGAACAAATTGACTTCGATAAAATTGATTAGTTATGGCTTTAAGAAAAATTTATCTCGCTGTAGAATGCGCAAACGACCAAGAGCGCGACGCAGTCCAAGGAATAGCAAATGAACTGTCAAACATGAGAGTTATGAATGCTAATTCCATAATTAAAATGATGCCTCTAGTTGAAAAGCATAAAGCAGAGTTTACTCAGCTTTTTCAAATGATAACTAGAGATGGCATTAGCTCATTGATGTCAATCAGAGGTGGTATGCTCATTGGCAAGTTAGCTAAAATCAATAAAAAATAATTATTATGGCTAGATTAGGAAAAGCATGTCCTGGTGACTGTAGTAAATGTGAAATGCTAAGAGATGGAGAAGTAGACATGGTTCCATGTATACTCGACCAGTTATTTCAAAGGCAGCAGAGACATGAAAAGATACTTAATGAAATTCTTAAGTATTCACAAAATTTAGAGGAAGACATGAAAGTCATGCCTCAATTAGTTTTAACTGGTTATTCAAGCATACAAGACAATATTGATGATGAGCAACCAGTAAATTCACCTGTTAAAAAATAATGCCATGGGAAGTATAGCTATTAAAAATGCTCTTCGGAAATGCAGAGAGCATAAATACGAAGAATACTATTCTGGAAAAGATAAAGATGGTTATTCTGAGTATGTTAAAAAGCATGGTTATCATTTTACAAATAGCCTAGCTGAATACGCAATTTGCAAGATGGTAAACGTGGTTGATGGAAAACACGGACGTTGGACCGTAGGCCAAGTCGTAGAAGCAATTGGAGCAAAACAGACAACTCATAAAGTTACGTGTGGTGACTTAGCTTATCAAGCAAATATGTATTATGCAGATTTATACCCAAAAGTTATAATTTCTGAAACTGCTTGTTTAGATGGAGCTTTAGCGATTGCAAATGACCCAGATGGCTATGAAGGCCAAATATTCTGCAGATGGGTAGCGGATGTGATGACAGAAAGAAAAGATGTTGAATGGAAAAAATTCATTGAGGAGTAATGCTTGAATTCATTGAAAATAAGGATATTAACAGACTGCTATTCTACGTAGCAGTCCGTATTGCTGTAGTTTTAGTTTGTTGGTTTTTCATGGCTGCTGCTAGCATGATAGATTTTTGGTCTGGTAGAGACGCAGCAAAAACGCTTGGAGAACCAATTGATTCAAAAGGCTTCAGACGCACAATTATAAAAGTTGGAGATTATACACGAGTAATGCTATTTGCATTGATGTTTGACATTTTAGGAAGTTTCTTTTCGTTTTATGTACTGCCATTTGCTACTATACTATGTACAGTCGCAATCCTTTTAATTGAAGGAAAGTCTGTAAAGGAGAATTCAGCAAGGAAGAAAGCACATGCAGCTGACGTACCTGATGTTGTCAAAAGAATTGTTCAGAGCTCAAACGTTAAACAAGCAATAGAATTACTTGACACAATAAAAATAGAATTAGAAAACAACAGTAAACAAAATTAATATGGCAGATGTTGAATTATTAGCTCCATTCATATTAAGCTGGGAGGGAGGATTTGTAAATGACAAAGACGACCTAGGTGGAGCTACAAACATGGGAGTAACAATAGCTACATACGATGCATATTGCAGAAAGAAAGGATATCCAAGGCCAACAGTAGATAGGCTAAAATCGCTTACTAAACACGAGTGGACAGAAATACTTAAAACAATGTATTGGGACAAATGGAGTGCTGACTTCATTAAATCACAGTCTATAGCAAATATACTGGTTGATTGGGTTTGGGCATCAGGCAAAAATGGTATTGTAATTCCTCAAAAGATTTTAGGTGTGAAGCCAGATGGTATAGTAGGCATAAAAACTTTAGCTGCTATTAATGGTTTTGAAAATCAGGAATCACTGTTTTTAAGCATAAAAAACGCTAGGATAGATTTTATAGACGGAATCTGCGCAAAGAGGCCAGTTAACAATAAATTTAAAAAAGGCTGGCTGAGGAGAATTAACTCTATTGGATGGGACTTTCTAAAAAACAATATATAAATCAACCTATAAATCAGCCTTGGCATACTAGATTTTGTCAAGGTTGAATTTTTTATATAAAGTAATATTAACTATTAAGATAATATTAAATGCTCTAGAATGAGCCTAAAATAGTTTAAGCATGAAAAGAAAAATCATAGTTATATTAATAGCCATAATTGGGTGTGCATCATTTGTATACAATTATAACAAGCTTTCAAAAGAAAACAAGCTTTTACAGAATAACCAAGAAGTTCTGTTGGCTAATAACAAATCGTATAAAGTACGTGATAGCCTCAATGCTATTAACGCAAAGTTGCTTGAGCTAAAGATGTCTGAATTGAAAAAATACAGAGAAGAAGACTTAAAGTTAATTGATGATTTAAAACTCAGTAAATCTCAATTAGAAAAAATCATAAGCCTTAAAACAGAGACTATAAATAGCCTAAAAGCAGCACTTAAAGATTCTATTGTAAGAGATACAGTAACAAACCAAATTGACACACTTAAATGCTTCAATTACAAGTCTGTTTGGATTGACGTTGATGGGTGCATGCATAAAGATTCTGTAAATTTACAAGTCAAAAATAGAGAGAAGCTAAAGGTTATTGAAAGCTTAGAAAAGAAAAAATTCTGGTTTATGAAGTTACCAATTTGGCTATTTGGCTACAAAAATAAGCAACTTGATGTAATAAGTTTCAATCCAAATACTACGATTACTGATATTGAGTATATTTCTGTGAGAAAATAAACAATAATAAACAATGATAAACAATTCTTTGTTTACAACTGAACATATTGAAAATGAACGAGTTAGCTATAAATAAACAATATAAACAATAAATTTGCTATTTGACTTAAACTATAAAATGTGATTTTACAGTAGTTAAATAGATTAACATATTAAAAATTGACTTTTTATCTAGAGGCTTATAGGGAAATATAGTTTCTTTGTTCTTTTGTTTCTCTTCCATACTTAGAAATGTTGATGGTTTTATTGTTTATCATTGAAAATCAAGCAGTTAACTGAATTTCACAAAATAATATTTATTTTTATACAAAATTATTTTTTCTTGTCAAAGGAAAGATTTATATTTGCATTGTCAATCTCACAGAAATAGTAAATCATTATTAATTATATGGAACAGTTTGATATTAATAAAATCATTGAGCACTACAAACTAGACACTGATGAAGTATCTAAAGTGCTATTTCCGCATGTCAAATACCAAAAGTTGGCATTTGATAGAGTGATAAAAGGCGAATCATCATTAGATGTAGACCAGTTAATTGAGCTTGCTAAGTTCATAGGCGTGCCAACATATGAACTATTCAATATAGATGCATGGAAATGCCAAAAAGAGGACAATTGCTTAGTTTTCTTAAAAGGAGAATTTAAATGCAAACTAAATTATAATGGAGCGTTCTTAACAGTCTATAAGAATGGAAAGCAAGTAGCTCAATTCATAGGAGCTAATGGCCCATATACAGTAGAAGAATTTATAAATTATATTGATACATTAACCAAAAATTATTAATTTAAATGGAACCAATTAAAATTGAACTGCAAGTTTCATTGAATTTATCAGATGAGACAAAGAAATTTTTTGAAGGAGTAGTAACTGGTATTTTGGCAACTACTACAAGAACATGCGGATGCTATATTCCTACTGTACAGACAGACATAGACCCAATTAAGCCTGCTGCAGAGCCTACTAAACCAATTGAGCCTGCTGCAGAGCCTACTAAATCTGTTGTAGAAGAAACTAAACAAGATAAACCTGCTGCAAAGTCTGTACAAACTGAAGCAAATGAAATTTCTATTGATGATGTACGTAAGCTTCTAGCTTCAAAGATTAATGATAATCGTCCAGCAATTAAGGATAAGTTGTCTGAACTTGGAGCTCCAAGTGTAACCAAGCTTGACCCTGCTAAATATTCTGATTTTGTTTCATTCCTTAATTCACTTTCATAATGCCTAAGAGTAAGACAAAAAGGCTGAGATACTTTGCAAATCAGTCAAGAAAGAAAGAGCCTTTGTATTTTTGGCATTTAAGCCAAGCATGTCATTTAATCGCTAAAGCATATAAATTACAATAATGGGAACTATGTCTACAAAAATTCAAAACCATGAGCAAAGAGCGCATGCTCTTTTATCAGCTTCTGGAGCATCGCGTTGGCTTGCTTGCACACCATCTGCAAGGCTAGAAGAGCAGTTTGGTGATAAGAAAGAAAGTAGTTATGCAAAAGAAGGAACATTGGCTCATGAACTGTCAGAATTGTATTTAACTAGAGATGCTCTTGAAGCAATCTCTGATGATGAATATGATGCCAGATTGACAGAGATAATGGATAACGAACTCTTCAATGAAGAGATGTTCGATATGGTTCCTATATATACTGATTATTGTATAGACCAATTCAATGCTGCAAAGGCCCAGAATCAATATGCAGAGCTTATTGTTGAGCAGAAATTAGACTTAACTGATTATGTTCCTGAAAGCTTTGGTACATCTGACTGCACAATTATAAGTGATGATGTAATGGAAGTAATTGATTTGAAGTATGGAAAAGGTGTTCCAGTATATGCAACTTGGAATAAACAATTAATGCTATACGGATTAGGAGCTCTTAAAGCATTCGATACAATGTATGATATAAATACTGTGAAACTTACAATTGTACAGCCACGTATTAATAATATATCTACATTTGAAATATCAGTAAAAGAATTGACTGACTGGGCTGAAACTGAACTTAAGAAAAAAGCAGCACTTGCGTTCGATGGAAAAGGTGAATTAGAAGCAGGTGATTGGTGTAAATTCTGTTCAGTTAAAGCAAGATGCAGAAAACTATACACTAAACAATTGGAGATAGCAAAGTTTGAATTTAAGCAACCAGATTTATTATCTGATGAGGAAGTTGCTGAAGTTCTTGAAAGAGCTCCACAATTAGTAGAATGGGCTAATTGCGTTGCAGAATATGCTAAGCAGAAAGCAATTGAAGAAGACTACTCTTGGCCTGGTTATAAACTGGTTGAAAGCACTAGTAGAAGAAAATGGAAAGACGAAAATGAAGTCATTGATACAATCTTTACGCACATGCCAGAGTTATCAGAAGATGACATTTATGATATGAAGCTTAAATCAATAACAGCTATTGAAAAATTAGTCGGTAAAAAGGTATTTGAGCAGAAATTGTCATCGGCTGTAATAAAGCCACAAGGAGCTCCAATTCTAGTTCCTGAAAGTGATAAAAGGCCTGCAATTGGTATTGGCCAAGCTAAATTAGATTTTGCAGATTAACTTATAAATAAACAATTTAAATTTTAAAATTATGGCAACAAACCCTACAAAAGTAATTACTGGAAAAGTACGTTTTTGTTATGCTAACGTGTTCGTACCTACGGCTATTGAAGAAGGACAGCAGGAAAAGTACAATGTATGCGTACTTATTGACAAAAACGATGAAAAAACATTGACTGCTGTCAATGCAGCAATTGAAGCAGCAAAGCAAGCAGGTAAGTCAATGCTCGCTGACAAGAATGGCAAAATTCCTTCAACTCTAAAAGTACCTCTTCGTGATGGTGATGAAGAAAGAAGTGACGACCCAGCATTCGTTGGTAAGTATTTCTTGAATGCAAATTCAAATAGAAAACCAAGCATTGTTGACAAAGACTTAAACGAGATTATGAGCCGAGATGAGTTCTATTCAGGTTGCTACGGCCGAGCTTCACTCAGCTTCTATGCTTATGACAAGAAAAGTAAAGGCATCGCATGCGGCTTGAACAACTTGCAAAAGCTTGAAGATGGTGAAGCACTAGCAGGTGGTTCTTCTGCTGAGGAAGATTTTGGCGGTGATAACGCTTATGATGACGAATTAATGTAGTCATTTTTCTTCGTTAACAAATGCTAAAGGCCATTGAAATATATGGCCTTTTATTTCTTGGAATATTGGTGTAACAGGCTGCACAGCTATCTTGCATTAGAACTTTTATTGCCATGACATGTAATGCAAGTTAGACAGGTACAAGTTCAAATCTTGTATATTCCACTATTTAATCTAATATTAAAAGCAGGAAATGGCAAAAGAATTATTCATTGACGTTGAGACTTATTCATCTAGAGACATTAAAACTTGTGGAGCCTATAAATATATTGAATCTCCAGATTTTGAAATACTAATTGTAGGCTATGCTCTAGATGACAATGAACCGGTCATAGTTGATTTATTACAAGGAGAAGAACTACCAGAAGAATTTGAAGAAGCATTGTTTGATAAAAGCTGTAAAAAAATTGCTCACAATGCAGTATTCGAAAGGCTATCATTTAAACGAATTGGGTATGACATACCAACTAACGAATGGCATTGTACAGCAGTGAAAGCAGCTACGTGTGGACTTCCTTTTTCTCTTGATGAAGTGTCAAAAAAGCTTGATTTAACCGATAAAAAGCTAGATACTGGAAAAGCACTTATTAAATACTTTTCATGCCCATGCAAACCAACTAAGATAAATGGTATGCGTGAACGAAATTATCCTGAGCATGCACCAGATAAATGGGAAATGTACAAAGAGTATAACAAATATGATGTGCTAGCAGAAAGAGAGATATACAGAAAACTAGAAAAATATGAATTGCCAGATTTTGAAAGGCAATTATATTTGCTAGACCAGAAAATAAATGATAGAGGCATATTGGTAGATATGGAATTAGCAGAATCAGCAATTGCTGTAGATACAGAATATACAGAAATGCTGACCGAGAGAGCTAGAGAAATAACAGAACTTGAAAACCCAAATTCACCAAAGCAATTATGCCAATGGCTAACTCAAATAACAGGTGATGAAATTAAATCACTCGCAAAAGATGTTATACCTGGGTTGATTGAAAAGTATTCCTCAAACCCAGAGATAATAGAAATACTTGAAATTAGGCAAAAATTATCAAGGTCTTCAGTTAAGAAATATTATGCAATGCTGAACTGCGCTATGGATGATAATAGAGTAAGAGGCACATTTCAATTCTACGGAGCCAACAGAACTGGTAGATGGGCTGGAAGACTGTTACAATTGCAGAACCTATCAAAAAACCATTTAAAACTTATAGAAACATCAAGAGAGCTTATTCGCAAACGCGATTGGGAAACTGTTGAAATTATGTACGGCGATGTAGCTGATATACTATCACAATTAGTAAGAACAGCATTAATCGCTCCAGATGGACAAACATTCTCTGTTGCAGACTTCTCCGCGATTGAAGCTAGGGTTGTGTCATGGCTTTTTGAAGAAGAATGGAGATTGGAAGTATTTAGAGGTGATGGTAAAATATATGAAGCAGCTGGAGCCAGAATGTTCAATGTACCAATTTCATCGATAACAAAAGGCTCAGATTTAAGAGCAAAAGCTAAAAATGCAGAATTAGCATTAGGATATGAAGGTGCATTAGGCGCAATGAAAAGAATGGGCGGTGATAAGATGGGCATGTCTGATGTTGAAATGATGGATATAGTGAGAAAATGGCGCAAAGCCAATCCAAAAATAGTTGAGGGTTGGAGAATAATAGAAAGATGCGCTCATGAAGCAGTAAGATACCAAAGACAAGTCATAGGGCCTAGAGGCTTAGTGTTTGATTGCGATGGTGATGTATTCACAATCAAGTTGCCATCTGGGCATACACTCTTCTATCGCAATCCTAGATTTAGAATTCGCGACACTGGATTTGGCCGTCAATCAAAAGTTTTATGCTATGATGGCGTAGTACAAGAGACAAAACAGTGGGGTGATATTGATACTTATGGTGGTAAGTTAACTGAAAATATTGTACAAGCTATATCAAGAGATTTAATCGGATATGCAATGATTAAGCTTGAAGAAAATGGTTATGGAATTACGATGCATGTCCATGATGAGTGCATCTGTGAAATTCCCAAAGATGGATGGGAACCTGATTGGCTGAGAGAAATGGAGCGTATAATGGGAACTCCACCTGATTGGGCTTCTGATTTACCTTTGAATGCTGACGGCTACATAACTCCATTCTACAAAAAAGATTAAAAAAATAATGGCTTTCTACATATTAATCTATATAATATATGCCTACTATGCAAGTAGATAATTTAAAATATGATGGCATTCTAAATATTGCTACAGGCCTCAATGCAACTAGTAAAGTTTGGAAAAATAAAAAGATACAATGGAGTGATTTTGTAAAAAAAGTATCAACTCCAACTGTAACTACAGAGACGTATAAGCAATTTATAAGTGCCAGTAAAGCTGACCAAGGAAAGATAAAAGATGTTGGCGGTTTTGTTGGTGGCTTTTTGACTAATGGAAGACGGAATAAAACAGATGTGCTATATCGTCAAATGCTAACACTTGATATAGATTTTTCTCACAATGACCTGTTTTGGGACTTTACAATGCTGTATGATTGCGCTGCTGTAATTCATTCTACGCACAAATCATGCAATGACAAACCTCGTCATAGGCTACTGATTCCATTAGACAGAGAAGTATCTCAAGAAGAATACCAAGCTATAGCTAGAAAGATAGCAGGTGATGTAAACATTGATTTGTTTGACCAATCAACTTTTGATGTAAACCGTTTAATGTTTTGGCCATCAATATCTTGTGATTCTGAATACTATTTTGAATATCAAGATGGCCCGTTCCTAAAAGCTGATTCTGTACTTAGTACTTATAATGATTGGCATAATACTGGTGAATGGCCAACAGCATCTGATAGCACAGACACAATACTTGCTGCTATAAAAAAACAAGAAGACCCAGAACAGAAAAAAGGTATAGTAGGTGTATTCTGTAGAACTTATACAATCCAAGAAGTAATTGAAACGTTCTTGCAAGAAGAGTATGAGCCAGCTGGAGAAGATAGATACACATACACAAAAGGTTCTACAGCAGCAGGGCTTATAGTATATGATGACAAATTTGTTTATTCACATCATGGAACTGACCCAGCAGGAGGCAGATTGTGCAATGCATTTGATTTAGTAAGAATACACAGATTTGGCCATTTAGATACTGGCAAAGTACAAAATGAAACAGAAAAGAAAAGCTTTAAGGCTATGGAAGAATTTTGTACCAAAGACGCAAAGACTAAACGCCAAATTGCAAATGAGAAATTTGCTGATGCCAAGTTTGAATTTGCACAAGACTTACCAGCAGAAGATATAGACCATGAAGATAATCTTGATTGGGTTGAACAGCTTGAAGCCAACACTAAAGGAGAATATGTAAATTCTGCAAATAATATAAATATAATAATACAAAATGATAAACTGCTTAAAGATGCATTTAGGTTCAATCTATTTGATAGCAAAAAATACATTACGCATTCATTGCCATGGAGGACTGTAGATGTAAGTGAGCCACTGAGAGATGTAGATTATGCAGGAATTAGAAATTACATAGAATGCGTGTATGGAATTGTTGCAAGTCAAAAGGTTGACGACTCTTTAGCTCTTGAGTTCGAAAAGAAGAAATTCCACCCAATTGTTGATTATATCAAATCTTTGAAATGGGATGGTAAAGAACGCGTAAATAATTTGCTTATTGATTATTTTGGCGCTGATGATAATGCATACACAAAAGCTGCTATTAGAAAATTACTTTGCGCAGCAGTTGCTCGTGTATTCAATCCAGGATGCAAATTTGATTTAGCACTGATACTATCAGGTGAGCAAGGAACATACAAAAGTACATTTGTAAAAAAACTTGGCAAAGACTGGTTTTCTGACACATTCACAACAGTACAAGGTAAAGAGGCATTTGAGCAAATTCAAGGTGCATGGATAATTGAAATTGCTGAACTTTCAGGATTGAAGAAAGCAGAAGTAGAAACAATTAAGCACTTCATCGCAAAAAGAGAAGATGCCTTCCGTCCTGCCTATGGAAGATGTGTAGAGATATATCGTCGTCAATGCGTATTCTTTGGTACCACAAACAGTAAAGACTTTTTACGTGACCCAACAGGAAATAGGCGATTCATGCCAATAGATGTCAACATAGATTTTATTAAAAAATCAGTCAAAGACGATTTAACTGATACAGAAGTAGACCAAATATGGGCTGAGGCATACCAAATGTATTTAGCTGGTGAGAAACTGTACCTAGAAGGAGAAGAGAATACTATCGCTGTAATTGAACAGCATAAGCATGCAGAAACTGATGAACGCAGAGGCGTAATAGAAGAATATTTAAATACAAAATTCCCTGATAATTGGGCAAGCATGGACTTGAATGAACGCCGTATATGGCTTGATGACCCATTATCTAAAGCAGGAACACATAAAAAAGAATTTGTATGCATAGCTGAAATTTGGTGCGAATGCTTAGGAAAAGAAAAGCCAGATATGACTAGATATAATACACGTGATATTAATGATATTATGAAGTCGTTAGCTGATTGGGAACCTGTAATGTCTACAAAGATTTTCAACATTTACGGAAAACAAAAATACTATAAAAGAAAGGAAAGTCTATTATGATGTGTTATTTTATATACAGAGAAGAGGAAACACATAAACTTAAAACTCTTCTATCATTGAACTTAGAATGCATACCGCAACAAGGTAATTGTATAGTGTTTAACAGAAAAAGCTATACGGTTAAGCAAGTTACACTAGATGCAAATCATGTTAACTATGTAATAAAAATAGAGAGAATTAACAAAAATGTTGTAGAATTAAAACCTCAATAAATATGTTTGTTATTACTAGAGAAAAGCTCATATGGAAAGACGGCACGAGCGAAGTATTAGATTACAAGGGATTGGAAGAACAGCCTGTAGATGATATAGAGATACATAGACAAATGATTCATATGAGGCATAAAATGAGAGGGCATGAATTAGACAGAATATTACTAGAATACTATGAAAAGCCAGAAGAAAATTGATAGTGAAAAACTGGTAGAGAGGAAACTAGTTGAAGGAGTTAAGCAAAACCACGGTATGTGTATAAAACTTACATCTATGATTGGGCTTCCGGATAGGCTATGCATATTTCATAGTGGTGTAGCACAATTCGTTGAATTAAAAACTACTGGAGAAGAGCCAAGAAAAGTACAGCTGTATATACATAAAAAGCTTAGACAAATGGGTTTCAAAGTATTTGTAATAGATTCAGTTGCTGGCGTAAACCAATTTTTAGAACAGATAAATAATGTTAACAGAGAATAACTTGCATAATTATCAAAGAGCCGTAGTTGAGCATATAATAGATAATAAGTTTTGTGGAGTATTCCTAGAAATGGGACTCGGTAAAACTGTATCAACTTTAACTGCGATTAACTATTTGATGAACGATTACTGCGAAATAAACAAATGCTTGGTTGTCGCACCAAAAAGAGTTGTGGAATCTGTTTGGGAAGAAGAGGCAGAAAATTGGGAACATCTTAGGCATTTGAGATTTTTAAAAGTAATTGGCAGTGAAAGACAAAGAGTAGCTGCACTCATGAAGCAAGCAGATATATATCTTATATCTAGAGATAATATTGCTTGGCTATGCGCATTTTATGGTGGCGCTAAACTTCCTTTTGAAATGCTAGTAATAGATGAGCTCAGCTCATTCAAATCATATAAATCAATAAGGTTTAAAGCTTTGAAAGCATCAAGGCCATTCTTCAAAAGAGCAGTAGGGCTTACTGGCACACCAGCTCCTAATGGCTATATAGACTTGTGGGCCCAGATGTATCTAATTGATAGAGGCGAAAGATTAGAAAAAACAATAACGAGATACAGAGAAAGGTATTTCAGACCAGGTAAGACAAATGGGCATATAGTTTATAATTACAATCTTTTAAACGATTCTGAATACTTGATTAACAAAAAGATTGAAGATATATGTATAAGTATGAAAGCGTCAGACTATATACAGATGCCGTTCAAGACTGACAATTATATAAAGCTAAGAATGCCAGATGCAGTTTATGAACAGTACAAATCATTTGAAAAAGAAAAAGTATTAGAGCTGTTGAACCAAACAGAAACTGTAGAAGAGCAAGATGAAAATGGCAATTCTGTATTTGTAGAAAAGCCAGTTGAGATAAATGTAGCTAACGCAGCATCTCTATCTGGCAAATTGCTTCAGTTTGCAAATGGTGCTGTATATGATGATGACAGAATAGTTCATGAAGTGCATAAGATTAAGATAGATGCACTTGAAGAAATATTAGAAAGTAATGAAGGTAAATCTATACTTGTGGCATGGACATTTCAACATGATAGAGATAGGATAATGGAATATCTTGCAAAATATGAACCAAGAGAGCTAAAAACAGGTAAGGATATAAAAGATTGGAATGAAGGTAAAATAAAATTTATGCTTGCTCACCCAGCATCAGCCGGGCACGGTCTTAACCTACAAACTGGAGGCCATATTATAGTTTGGTTTGGCCAAAATTGGAGTTTAGAATTATATCAGCAGTTTAATGCTAGGTTATATCGCCAAGGACAAAACGAGCATGTGATAATACATCATCTTATAATGAAAGATACAGAAGACGAATCAGTAATTAAGTCACTTCAAAATAAAGACAAAAAGCAAGAAGGTTTGATGCAAAGCATTAAAGCCAAGATAGAAAAGTATAAAAAGTTTATGTAGTATGGTACTAGAAAGAAAACATATAAAAGCGATAAAGTTATTAGTGATGGAGATTCTATATGCCAAACCTCATGGAGCGCTTGTTTCTCAAAAGGAATTATACTATATTGCGTATATTAACCTTGACTTCGTTCATTACACAGCAAAGTATCTTATAGAAAGACATATATATTCTATGATTAGAATGGCCGTTAGGAATAAAGCATACAGAAAATATACAAGGCTTGGCTACTATGAACGCATTTAAAGATAAAGTTAATAATAATTAATTTAACAATTAAATAGTAGAAATTATTTTTATATACTAAAAATTTTTCTTATATTTGCAATAACAAAATTAAAATAATTATGAAATACTTATTAATCACACTTGGTCATGGCTCATCAGCAATTTATATTGACGATGAAAAGAAAACAGTTATAGGGTACGAACAAGAACGTCTATCTGGCATTAAGGCAGATAGCCAATTTCCTAAAGATGCGATAAATGAGATTATAAATAATGTTGGCTATATGGAAATGAAAGGCTGCAACATTTTTATTTCGCATTGGTTTAATCATCAAGATTCGCCAGCAGATATACTATATAACAAGTATATACAGGAGATTGATGCTATGAACCTAAGAGCATTATCTAGTAACATAATGCAAGTGAATAAATCATTTTCGCATCATGATGCACATGCGTATAGTGCATTGTCGTTCTTAAAATACAATAGGCCGTCATATAATAAGGAGACTTATACGATTGTTGCAGATGGGTTTGGTAACAATGAAGAAGTATTATCGGTATATAAATCTGAAATAAATAATATAATGAGCCCTAAACTCGTATTAAGAGTTTCAGATTATAGAGCATCACTCGGTCTTATGTACCAATACGCTACTTCATTTTGTGGCATGAAAGAAAATCAAGATGAGTACAAGTTCCTAGGCTACGAATCACATATAGATGAAGTGCTGTCGTTAGAAATGATTGATGCATTAGATTTTTATGTAGAAGATAATGTGAAAACACTGGAATCGTATGTACGCGGAGAAATGCTAAAAAAGTCTGCTGATAGAACAGTATGTAGAGAATGCAATCCAGATATGCTCATAGACACAAGTATGCTATTTGATGTAAGAATGCATTGGTATGATATATTTAAAGAAGTGCTAAATATAGCAAACATAGATGTAAACGATACATTCAAAGTAAGATGTGTCATAGCTTACTTTATACAGCAATCAATAGAAATATTCTTTGTGAGGCTTATAAATGAATTCAATATGCGAAATGTTTGCTTGGCTGGTGGATGCTTTTATAATGTTAAGCTTAACAACATAATATTAAGCAGAATAGCAGGTAACCTATGCATAATGCCATTGGCAGGCGACCAAGGAGCAGCAATTGGGATGTATACAGCATTTTCTAGAAAAATATTCAACTTTGGCAATTTATGCTTTGGCAAACGACGTTTATACAATATTGAAAAATATGAAAGAAATAATGTAAAAGTTGTAAATTTAAAAACTCCTGGCATAATACAATCGATTGCAAGAGATATTTGTGATGGCAATATCGTAAATGTTGTGAGAGAAAACATGGAATTTGGTCCACGAGCTTTGTGTTCAACATCTAGTTTATTTCTGCCGACTACTGAGAATGTTGCTAGAAACAATATGATGAATAAACGCAATGAGGTTATGCCATGCGCTCCTGTAATTTTATCAGGAAATGCGCATACTATGTTTTATAGCAAAGATTTATCAAGAGTTATTGGTAGCTCAAAATATATGATTTGTACATTCGACTATATTAAGAAGTACTCTAAGCAGTATGGTGGCGTAATGCATAAAAAGCCTTTAGAGAATGTATATACAGGAAGACCGCAAATCATTGAACCTGATTATATTGATACTGAAAATGATTTTATGTACAATTTGCTAACTGCTGTTGAAGATATATGTGATGCAAAATGCCTAGTTAATACAAGCTTCAATGCTCATGGCCGCCCAATTGTATTTGACACGATGGATATTATCCATAATTTCAATTTTCAATGCGAGCATTCTCCATCTAACAAACAACCTATCTTATATATAATTAAAGGTTAATGCTATGAAAAATACGTACTTCGTAGTTTTCTCTGGTGGTTGTTACAGTGGGAAAACAACTACCATGCAGAAATTCACAAAAGCTCTTGAGAATAAAGGAGTTAAAGTAAAAGTTTTAGATGAGATTGTAAGGAAGCACAAGATACAATCTATTGATAAACTGAGAAAAAACCCAGTAGCTTATCTTGATTTTCAAAACAGAATAATAAATGAGAAAATAGAAGCTGAGTTATCATGCCTCAATGAAAATAGAAAACAAGTTGTAGTTTGTGATAGAGCAATTACTGATTCACTCTTCTATTTGCTATTCTATGTTGACAAAGCAAATTTGAATGAAGAGCAAATGGCACTCTACGCAAATTTGTATGAAAGTATAGACCAATATGCGAAAAGAGCATTCAGCGAGATATATGATTTGTTAATAGAATTTAAGCCAATCAATAAAAATGAAACTTATGATTCATACAGGCCAAAAAATATTAGCATAAATAAATATATTGAGTATAAGATGATAAACACTTTGAATGATGCTTACATGAACACTTCTACAGACTTACAGGCTTTATATCTCGATTTGAATAAAGGCTCTTACGATGATTTACTTGAAGTAATAACGAATAATATTGCAAAACGATATGACAAAGATTAAACATTTTAACAAGTTGAATGAATATATAACAAGCAATACTTGGAGAGTGTTCTTCAACCAGTTCTTAGACCAAATTCCGTACTCTGAATTAAGAGATAAGGAATATCTGGAAGTTATTGGAGCTACTTACAGAATACTGCCTGAAAACTATTTAATGAGTAATAACTCATCTTTAATCAATCCTAAAAAGTTATATGCATTGTTCAAATGGTATAAAAAAGGAGATAGCAAAGACACATCCATAGTACAATATTTTCCTGAATATGAGCATCGTGTTGATTTTTTCCATAGCGACTTCAATTCTAACTACGGAATATACGCATATAAGAAAAAAGGAATTGTAAGATGCGCGCATGAGCTGATTAAAAACAGAAATTCAAGACAAGCTTGCTTTATGATAAACAATAATGAAGCAATGTCTGAAGATTCTATTGATAAACTATGCACTAATGCTATAATGTTCTTCATAAGAGACAACATGCTCAACATGTGCATACAGATGCGCTCATCTAATATACTCACAATGCTTCCATACGACATATTTATGTTCTGTGTGTTCTATTATCAGGTTTTAGAAATGGTATCGTCAAAATACCATGACTTAGATACAGGTGTTATAACTATGCAAGTTGGCTCTCTTCACATGTACAAAAAAGATATGGAAGAAATAAAAAGTACAAAGCCTTTATTAAAAATTGGAATTGATGGCTCATATTTATATGGTGGTATGATACCTTATAGATACGCGCATACGAAGATTACTCCAGCGATTGAAAATATTCTCAAACAACTAGCTGAAAATGGATGATAATACCGATTTGCTGCTAAAATATGCCAAACAGAATAATGATTTTCTGAGGGCTATATACTCTCTTACAAAGCAAAATAATGAATTGTTGAAATATATAAAGCAAGAGATAGATAAAGAATTTAGCTTAGAAAATCTCATAAAAGTGGAAAGCGTTATTTTTGTAGCAAATATAGTTGCTAATATATTTTCAAACATTTTATATCATGATTTATTAGAAGACAAAAGTAAGTATAACAAAAAGCAAAAATGATTATGAAATTCTTAAAAACAAGAAATGTGAAAAGCCCAGTAAGAGGCACTGATAAGTCAGCAGGAATTGATTTTTTCATTCCAGAAGATTTTGAAATAATGAGATTATTTCCTGGTGACGATGTGCTCATTCCGTCTGGAATTAAAGCCAATTTGCCAGAAGGTTTCATGCTGATGGCCGCAGACAAATCAGGTGTTGTTACATCAGAAAATGCTGTACTTAAAAGTGGAAGAGAGCCTAAAAAGGGCGCATTCAATTCAAATTTGATAATTGGCGCAAAGATTGTTGATGAAGACTATCAAGGAGAAATACACATACATTTAATAAATGTTGGTAAGCATGAAGTTATGCTAAAACCTGGTATGAAGATTGCACAATTTATCTTAGTGCCAGTTGCATATGCTGCTTTAGAAGAAGTCGATAGCGAAACTGAATTGTTCGATGCTAAGACAGCAAGAGCAGATGGTGGTTTTGGCTCTACAGATAAACGATAACACATAAGGTTTTATTCTAGAGAGGCTTTTTATTAGGTCTAATATATTTCATTCTCAATTTGATTTAGCCTCTCTAGAATAGCCTAAGATAACTTAACTTATTTAAACAAATGCATATGAAAACTATAATCGTATGTTTAATGCTACTACTTGCTAATAGCTCATTTGCTCAAATATATATTGAAGATATTGATGAGAAAATAGAGCAATTGGTACAACAGAATAGAATACTGCTACAAAAAGCTGATAGCCTTAATAAGCAATTAAAAATCATAATTGCAAGCAGACAAGAAGGTGATGCAATGATAAAAGCAAGACAGAATGAGATAAATTCTTTACTAGGAATAGTAAAAGTCAATATCGATATGATGTATGCTTTGCAAGATAGAAAAAGAATACTTCAACAGATAGAAAGCAATGGATGCAATAGTAATAAATAATGTAATGCATGAATTATTGCTTAATAAAGATTTTATGCCTGGAAATGTAGCAATAAAAATGTGTGATATGTGTTCATTAAAAAGTTATTGTTGGAACTTAAGCATTCCTGATATATGCGATACTTTGATAATGCAAGATGAGCATAAAAATGATTACAGGATGTTTAGAGAAATTGGCAAATTGCAAGGTTATTTCTTAGAATAATTAAACATAAAAAATGTATGGCAAGAAAAACAGTGAATATTGACCCTCTTATAAATTCAGATTTATTCCTTAAGTTTGCAGGTCATTTTGCAGATAAGTTTAAAAAGCAAAATGGGTTTGGCAAATGGCTTGAAGAGTATAAGAGAATGGACAAACAAGGATTGTTCGAACCAGAGAAACTAAGGCAACAATATATTCAAGTTATTAACAATAATTATAGACTTGGATTTGTACATAAACAAGCGATTGTGTATATTTGTGTACAAGCACTTGATGCCGTAAAATTTGGCATAGAAACTAAGAATTATAGCATTTATGTAATATCAGGTGAAATAGCTATTGATGACAATGGATTGGAACTTAAAAATCTTAAGCATGATGACGCAATAACTATTTGCAAATCTATGAATGAAGAAGCAGAAGAAGAATTATTTTATGTAAAGTAGCAACTATGATAGACAATACTATTAAAAACTTAATATTCTTAGATGCAACTGATGCGTTTGAATATTTGTATGAATACATAATGAAATATGGAAAAAATACAAATATAGGGACTAAAGCTATATATAACGCTGGGTTTTATATAGCACAACCGCAAAGAAGACTTATAGAAACTAGATGGAGGAAATTCAGTATAACCTATGCAGAAAGAGAATGGCAATGGTATTTATCGCAAAATAGAAGTGTCAAAGACATAAAGAAATATGCCAAGATTTGGGATAAAATGCATGGAGGAGACAATATAGTCAATTCAAACTATGGTTGGCAATGGAACCGCAATGCACAGCTTGGAAAATGTATAGAACAATTAAAGGCAAACAAAAATACACGCCAAGCTTGGCTTACAATATTTGATGGTAAAGAAAAAGATGATTATGAATTTGACACACCATGTACATTGTCTATAGGCTTTGATATACTACAAAATGAAAATGGCGATGATTTTCTCAATATGTGTGTAAACATGCGGTCTAATGATTTGATTTATGGTTTTTGCAATGACCAATATTGTTTTTCTATGTTACAAGAATACGTTGCAAAAAAACTAGGTATCCGTGTAGGAACATATTATCATTTTGTTCATGATTTACATATCTACGAAAAGCATTATAACTTAAAAGAAAAATATTATGAAAAAACTAGGTAAAATTTTATGGGATTGTTTATGCTTTTTATATTTTTTCGTCTATGCATTAGGCTGGTTACTTCATAAAGTAGCAAGATTCCTATTAGCTATTAGCTATTATATTATGTTACAAAAAAGACCAGCAAATGATATTATGGAAAGCTTATTCAAATTCAGTAAATGGTTTTAAAGTAGATTACGTGTATGGCAATTACTAATAAAGAAGCAGCAAAATTCCTTCATGAAATAGAAGATTCAGATTCTGAATATGACTTGCAGATGAAGGAAGAGATACGCAAGATACAAATTGAAGAAATGCAGGATGACCTTCTGCCAGAAGAAATGATGTCTGACAGGGCTTGGGGTTTTACTGTAAAGGCAGAAAGAGACGACAGCGGAGAGATGGTACGCGACGAATCTGGCAGACTTGTAATTACTAAAAGACCTGTCTTGTATGAAGAGAAAAAGAAAGAATGGGAAAATTACCTCATTAAAAAGAAGCAATTTGCAGAAAAGAACCAAGTAGCGAGTGAAAAGAGGCGTCTGCAAATCAAAAGAGACGCGCTTGAAAATAACCTGAAAGACCTGAACAAAAGCCTGACGACTGAAGACAAAAAGATAATAATCAGTATAATGTCGGCTAAGTACCAGAACCTCATGGATAAATCTCTCAATTACATTAATAATAGAATTGAGACACTGCTGAAGCCATATATTCCGCATATTGTGAAAAGCTGTTGGGCACAATATCCTGATATATTTAAAATAAATGACGGGTTCATGTATGAAGCTAGTAAAGAATATGGCAAATCTCTTGCTATATGGGTTACTCCTAACATTCCATTTTTCTTTTCAAAAGGAACCGAAATGGATATGCTAAGAGAAACTAGTAGCGAATTTCTTTTCTACATTGATAAAGCAGTTGTTGCATATTATGAGCATAGAGACAAGTTAATTGATATGCAATCCAAATATGCATTCAGGCTTACTAAGATTGATACATTTTTAAAGTTAGTTGAAAAGCATCCATTCTGGTATGACAAGTATGTCAAATGGCAAGAGCAGCAAAAAGTGATTAAAGAAATTGAAGATAAAAAACTTTCCTGTTAATACTCCATACATTTTTAATTCTAAAAAGCCGACGGTCTGTGAAGATAGTCGGCTTTGCTTTTTGCATTAAAATCGTTCCAGGAGAAAAAGCCATTTTGGCTCTGGGATGATTATTTCTTTACTGCTTTCCAAAGATGGTAAATACTGCCTTTCTCTGTTTGAATATACTGTTTTCCATAATCATTGTAAAGAATTTTGCACACCTCTGGCTCTAATGGTGGTTTACAAGTGTTTGCATATCTTACTGTGCATTCACTGCTTATTCCATCCCAATTTATCTGCAAATACCAATTATTGAACAAATCAATATATAGATTGTATTGAAATTCATCTTCTTCATATGGGATGAATAGAGCTTCTATGAGACCATTTCTTTCATCCAAATAGCACCAATCGTCATCTATATGAAAGCCATTCTGGAAGCGCCTATTTATATCATAGACAAACTTCATATTTGCTTCATCAATCATAGGTTCATCATCTTTCATGTAGAAAAATGCATCATTTGGAATTATGACCCGCTCTGCATGGTCATAATTCATAGAATAATTTGCCATAATTTTTTACTGTCTATCTGTGTATTATTCATCTAGTAATATGCAATATTTTTTACTGCAGCCTAGACTACAGGCTACATTTTAACATGTAAATATAGAAAAAATATTTGAATAATCAAAGAATTTTCTGTTAATTATTTGTTAAATATTATAAAGCCACATTCAATATAAAAATCAGGCATTGCTAATATCTTATCTAGATATTAACCAGCATACTAGATTTAGCCTAGATTTAATTTAAATACAAGAAACGATAAAACCCATTGGAAATTATAAAAGTTTCTAGAAATAGCCCAAAATGACCTAAATTGAGTAGAAATATTATGTTTAATATAAATGGAGGCACAAAAATATAGGCAGGCTATCTTCACAGACTGCCTGCCTACTGGTTTTCACCTAAACTTAATTATGAATTATTTAAACAGAATGGCTGGTATATTATTCAGCTGAATTTTCAGCATTTTCTGCAGCTTCGAGTTCACTGTCAAGCTTTTCTGCAAGTTCTTTCTTAGCTTCTTCAAGCTCTTCAGTCAATTTTGCCTTCTTTGCATTCAGCTTCTCAATCTGAGCATCAATTTGTGAAATTCTCTTTTCGGCCAATTCGATACTCTTTTCAGGAGTTAATTCCTCTTTGTTTTTTCTGTTATGCAGTCTTTCCATATATTTGGCATTCAGCTTTGCGCCTTCTTCATCAAGCTCTTCTGCCAATCTCAAATCTTTATTGTCTGACACTTTGTGAGAATATTTAACAGGGAGACCTAATGCTTTCTCATCTTCTGTTTGGTCAATTGCAATTCTGAACAGAATTCTCTTGCCTCTCTTATCTGCTACTAGTGATACAACTCTACCAGTTTCAGTCTCTGCATTCTCAATCTTTTCTCCAATTGCTCCAGTCTTCTCATAAGCAATTGTTTTGCCGACATGGACTGAATTCTCCTCAATTGCCTTGTTAATATCTTCTTCAGCCCAAGGTTCTTTTGGCTGTGAATTTTCAGATGACCTCTTAGTGCCTCTTGCTTTCTTCGGCAATTCAACAACTTCATCTTCAATCTTAATGAGCTGAGAATCTACAGCTTTCACAATTCTCCGGCCATCATCAAGCTTAATGGCATACATTACTTTGTTTGACCTCTTTTCCTCAATGATTGAAACAACTATTCCTGGTTCCCAGATTGCAGTATTGAAAGGCACAACTTGGCATCTATGGCCAATTGTAGTTTCTTTCAATTTTGCTGCAAGCTCAGAGCGCTCTTGGTCAGTCATCTTCTTTTTTGTTTCCTTTGAGCCACCTTTGCCTTCATAAGAGGGGTTTATGCCACCATTTTCCTCAGCTGCTTTGATTGCTGCCTCTTCTTCCGGAGTAAGTGGAGCTTCTTCAGCTTCAGCTATCTCTTTGGCTTTTTGCTGTCTAGCTTCAAGGATTGCTGTGATTTGGTCTTTCACTTCTTGAGTAGTTTCTTCACTGTTGAATATTTCATTCAATTTCTTTGAACTCATCTGATTTAAATTCTTTGTTGCCATAATTTTTAGTTTTTTAATTGGTTATTATTAGCTTTAATTTGTTATTGCAAATACGATTGTTATTTTTTAATCTTGAAAGTATTTTAGAACTTTTTTCTGTTAAATAATGTTTATGATACCTTCAACTGTTTTTCTTTAATTATCACATTGCAAATATACATGTTTCCTGATTGTATTTTGTTAATTGCAAGTTAAAATTTTCTGGTTGTCTGTTAAATTTTGTTTTAGCATTTGCTGTTATTTCAAATTACAACTCAGCCACTTTTTCTAAATTATAACATGCGTTTTCTAAGACTCTATGCATCTTGGACCTCATTTCAGCTTCACTGATAACATTTCTTTTGAATATTATTATGAACTGGCAAGGACTAACTTCTATTATAACTGATGAGCCTGAAAGCTCAGTCTGTAAGTTATCTACAATTATGCTATAATCACTGTTTCTAAGTGGTGCAATTTCAAATCTATAGACTACACAATCTCCATTCTCTTGTTTCATAATTCTCAGTGTTTTTTAAATGACTACAATAAATTAACTTCTCCTTTTGTTATATCAAAAATCTGTATACCACTCAAAATATGAAACTTACCATACTTTGCAAGTCCTTTATAATTAACTATTTTCTGTGCATAATATCTATTCTGAGCTTTGCTGTAATTTATTTGATAAATTGAAGAATACCCACAAACATATAATTTTTCTCTTTCAATAATTTCACAAGAAATTCTGTTAAGTTCTATATTTCCAGCTTTGCATTCTATTGCTGTGTCTTCATACATAACATGAAAAGGGACATCTTCTGGTCTTTTGTAAATAGCTGTTTTCATAATTATTAGTTTTTAAATTCCAAACAAATGATAACTTATGATACTTATAAGGAGCATAGCCAATCCTATGGCTATGCATATATCTCCTTCTTTTTTATTGCTCTCCATGACTACCTGAATTATTACAGCTTATATTCTATTACTTTGTGGGCAGTTCTTGACTCAAATGCATTATGAGCAAACCCAAGTGTAGATGCCAACCTTACTGCTTTTTTCAATTGTATCATTATTTCAAATGCTGCATCTTGAGCATTGTGTTCAGCGATTGAAAAATCTCTGTTGTTGCTACATTCATTCTGTGTCTTTTCAGCATTCTCAATATCAGCTAAGCATTTATTGATTTGCTTCATTGTTGCCTTAATCTCTTTTCTGTAATCTTCTGTCAAAGTCTTCATAACTGTAAGTTTTTTAATTGTTAGTATTCTTTTGTTTTGGTATTACAAATATACAGGATAATTTCTAATCTTGAAAGTTTTTATAGTTAATTTTCTGTTAAATAA